ATGTTCGTCGCGGCCCTCACGGTGAATGCCGCCACGGTCTGTCAGGGCAAGATCCTCAATCCCGTGACCGACGTCTGCTGGAGCTGCGTCTTTCCCGTGAAGATCGGCGGCAAGGCCTCGCTCACCACCTCGGTTCTGCCCGACCCCGACACGGGTGCGGGCGGGCCGTTCTGCACCTGTGGCAAAGGCCTCAACCTGAGGGCCGGCGTCACGTTCAGCTTCTGGGAGCCCCTTCGCACGGCGGAGATCGTTCGTCATGCGGGGTGTCTTCCCTCGATGGGCGGCGTGAACATGGGCGACATGGGGCTTCGCATATCAGACCACGTGAAGGTGCATTCGCACGAGACCGACGGATCGATGAAGCGGCACACGGACTTTCGTCAGGTGCACTGGTATGCGACGCCCTGGCTCTTCATTCTCGAGGCGCTCCTTGACGACGGGTGTCTGGACCAGCAGACGTTCGACCTCGCCTACATGTCCGAACTTGATCCCCTATGGGACGACACGCTCTCGAGCTTCATCCTGAACCCGGACGCCGCGCTCTTTGCGAATCCGATCGCCCAGGGCGCGTGCGCCGCCGACTGCACGTCCGCCTCTTCGGGCCTTCCCCAGAACTCCCTCTACTGGTGCTCGGGCTGTCAGGGGAACGTCTTTCCGCTCACGGGCTGGAGCGCTTCGCTCACCTCCCACACGGCCGTCTGGCAGCTGATGACCCACCGCTTTGCGATGAAGCTCTCGCGCGAGGGGCTGCTTCTTGCCGCTCACGGCTCCAAGGGGGTCCGCGAGTCCTTCTACGAGCCCCTGATGCGAAAGGACGTCTGGCGCACCCAGCTCGTCTGGCCCGCGCACTCGGGGAAGAACACCGACGGCTCCTGCTGCAGCCCGCTCGGGCGCACCACCGTCGTCTCGGGCTCGGGAAAGAGCTGGAGTCCCGGCGGCGAGGACGGCGTGGTACTCGTCTGGCGACGTCGCGACTGCTGCTCGATGTCCGCCAAATGGGGCGGATGAGCCCGACAACACCCTGCATTCAAGTCCTTTGCGGGAATTCATAAACCCAAAACCCACAGAAAGACAATGGAGATTCTCATGAAGCACGAATCCAACGACACGCCGCCCTTTGCGCCCGACGACCCCATCAGCCGGAGCCTTTTCGTGAGGCCCAGCCTCATCGAGCGCCTCTGCGCCTCGGCGCTTCGCCTCTGCCTGCTCGTCTGCATTCCGGCCGCCGCATCGGTCTTCCTGATCAGCCTTGCCGACTCGGCCGAAGCCGCCTGCACGTCCGAACCTTCTCAACACTACGAGGTGACGACGCTCATTGCCGACCATCCCGTGCAGACCTCGTCGGACCCCGACTTCGAGGAGATCCTCAAGGCCAACGCCCGCATTGCCGTGGAGTCGGGTGAATGGTCCCGCCGTGTGAAGCGAAAGGAAGAGACGCTCATTCAATGGATGCGGTCCCCGGTCTTTCCTGAATTCCGTCCGATGGCCGTCAAGACCACGCTCATTCGCAGACCCACGGGTCTTTCGGTTGAGGACATCAGGCGCGCCGAGCTCTTCAACGACGTGAGCAGCCTCCTTCTCTTCTTCGACTCCCGTGCGGGCGGCCAGGTCAACTTCGCGATGAGGATGCTCTCCACCGCCTCCTTCGCCATTCGTCCCGTCGTGGCGGCGGCTAGGACATCCTGATTATCAAAGATTTCCCAAGAGGAGTTGCACCTCTCATACACTTGTTCATACATAGTGTAGCTTGCACGGAGAGGGAGGTCAAGGGTATGATCTCAAGAAATGTGTTACGGGAGATGGGGATGGACAAGCTTACAGGGTACATCCTGCTGACTTTGTATGTCGGCGCGATAGTAGCCGTCTGGCGAGTAGGCGCCGCCTGCTTAGGGGAATTTTCGGGGCTGGCTTTCGGGATCTCTGCGTTCATGCTATCCGGCGGGTATATGGCCGCAAAGCAAGAGAAGGACCCCATCATCGGGCAATCCATCATGCTGGTGGGCGCAGTGGCCGCGCTCATCGGTCTTGTTGCTCTAGTGTTTGCATAAGGGTACGAGAATGAATCTACAAGAAGCGAATCTTGCCTACGAAAACTACATGGCTCAATTGATGACTGCAACGCAGCACGGTACGCGAGACGATGTAGTACAACTAGTGCTGAGTAGCTACCCGAAAGAAGCTGTCGATTATCTAACCCAGACTGGCGCGCCCATTTTAATTATCTACTATGCTCTCGTCGCCTTTGGGCTTTACAAGGCAATTGGCCGCTTGCGGTACATTTACCGATTCTTAATCTCATTAGTTGTTTTCGCTTTTGCGGTCTGCGTTGACTTTGTGGTTGCCGGTCTCAATGTGATGGGGTTGGAGTATGCACTGGGTTTCGGGTTCAAAGTGGGAAGTATCGCGGCGGTGATTGGCCTTTTATTTAGCTCTTTCTACAAAAAGCCGGAAAGAAAAGAAGCATCCAACACCGAAACTCAAAATTCTGCTTCTTCGTAATCCAACGACAAACCCCGCCGATGTTTCCACCGGCGGGGTTCAAGACTTACTGCGCAAAAGCCGCTATCAAAGCAACCAGCCCCAAACACGCGACTACAGGAAAGAGAAGATCGAGCTTGGCGTCAAGCGTCCATCTTCGAACATCAAAGCCAACCCACCAAGGGTTACCTCCTGCCTTTCTTTCGGCTTGGGTTACCTCCCGTCCAATGTAGAATCCTATCGCTACCGAACCGCCAAGGCATGAGGCATCCGCAATAGAAAGCCCACAGAAGTAAGCAATCAGTGTCGTTACTGATTGGAAGAGTAAAGATAGGCCAGCGTGGGCAAAGTTACTGGCGTTCATAGCTTCACCCCCTTCTCGATAAGAGCGGCTTCCAACTTGTCCATACGCCACCTCTGGTAAGCGGCCTCAAGTGCAAGCGCTTCTTCATAGCGGATGCCGTATCTGTCGCCAGCATGCGTCACGAGACGGTGCTCGATATGAGTTTTTTGAGGAGTAATGATGCGCCCCTCTTCGTCTGCAACCTCAACCTGGTCAATGATCTCTATGTCTTCATACTCGTCCCCCCACTTGTCATAGCAGAGGAGACCGTAGCGAGTCGCGTCCAGTCCTTCAGATTCAAATGCAGCCTTTACTTCTTGAGCAATTACGCCTACATGAAGTCTTGCATCTATGCCTTTCTTTTCTACTGCATCTTTGAATTGGAAGACCTTGAAGTTGATCTTTCCCCAGGCGCGCATCAGTGCTTCTTCAGGTGAGGCGATAGAAGTCTTTTCACGTTCGTCTGAGGTGTTGATGGTGGCCGTTGATGCAAACAGCTGTGCCCATAAGCGATTTGCTTTACCTAAGGAAACGCTCTCTGTCGTCTCAGGAGATACGCTTTCTAGTGAAGTGCCCCCAAAGACGACATTTTTGTCGTACAACTGACCAACTGTTACGTTATTAGTTCCTTGTCCAGAAGAGAGTGACACTCTGTCACTCAGTGTAACTTGCGCGTTTGGCGTCGTATAGTACTTTTTTGTACTTATGCCTTTGTCTGAGATATCGAAAAGCCAATCGAGATCGGATGCCTTCGCTTGCGTTACGTCTTTTCCGACGTAACATCTAGCAAAAACTCCTTGTTTCAGTTGTCTCCCAATTGCTAAGAAATTGTCAGTCGAAAAAAAGTCATAGGCGTGCCTTCCAGAAGAACAAATATCATTATTTCTGATTACACCGCCGGCACTCTTATCAATTTCAACTTGAAGAGTCTCAGTACCTAGGCCACCAAAAATGTTGTTATACGCTATAAAACCATCAGAACTATCTGTTTTATAGCGTACCTTTACGCTATCTTCGAATCTACAACCAAAAAAGTTGTTGTAGCAACCTCCCGAGTTGTCGATTGCGTAATCCACGTTTCTACCACTGAAATCACAACCAAAAAAAGAGTTGCAATTAACACCCCAACGTGACTTAGAATTTTCTTTCGAGATTCTCAGCTGTGTGCATTTAGCTGAAACATCTTGTGAATCAGAATAAAACCTACCACCAAAAAATTGGTTTTGATTTACCCACCCTGTCCCAGTAGGATAGATATCTAAATTAAATCTATTTTCAGTAAAACTGCTCAAGTAATATTTATTCCAAGCGTTACCAGTCTGAGACGCTGTAATATAAAGACCTCGGTAAAAGTCCTTGATCTCTCCAACGTGCACCTCAGCACAAAACAGGTTTAGCACTTGAACAGCGATCGAGCTTTCAATGCCATCAAAAGATGTACCTTTTCGATCTAAGTTTACGACGCGAGGTAAACGCATCTTTATGCCTCGTCGCATCGTAGAGTGTGTTGCCTCTTTCTGACCAACTGTAACAACTGGTATGACGCTTACTCCATGTGCTGAGAACTCGGCTTCTGAAAAATCGCAAGAACTATCAATTTCAATCGTCTGTGAGACAAAGAATCTTCCTTGAGCCACACATAGACGATTATTCTCTTTAGCAAACTTCAGAGCAGACTGAATCGCTGCCGTGTCGTCATGAATGCCGTCACCAACGGCACCGAAGTCCTTGACATTGACAACATCAGCGAAGCGGTCCTTGAGCATTCGCGGCATCGTCGTGCCTTCTGCTACGGCAGGCACGAAGTCACCAAGCCCATAAGGCGTCTCGAAGATTTGAATCTTGCCTTTGCTCTTCTTCACGAAGGCACGGCCATGTAGATACTCATGTTCCATCATGCGCTCCACTGGTTTTGTTTAATCTGATTAAGTTCCCGTCGGAGGTAAGCGCACTCAAGGGCTAAGGCCTCCTCATATCTAATGCCGTATCGATCGCCAGCGGGCGTCACGAGACGATGCTCCACGTGCGTCTTGGCAGGCGTGACGGTACCATCTTCGGCGACGACCTCAGGTTCATCAATCACTTCAACATCCTCATACTCGTCATCCCACTTGTCGTAGCAGAGAAGACCGTAACGAGTCGCGCCAGTCCTTCAGAAGCGAAGGCCTCGATGACTTGCTGAGCGATCACACCGACGTGGAGGCGAGCGTCGACACCCTTCTTCTCTACCGCATCCTTAAACTGGAAGACCTTGAAGTTCACCTTGCCCCATGCTCTCATCAGAGAATCGTCAGGCGAAACGATTGAAGTCTTTTCGCGGGCGTCGGAGGTGTTAATCGTGCCAGTGGCAGCGTAGACTTGAGACCATCTTTTGCTTGCGGTACCAAGCAAGACATTTGCATCGTTACCCGGGCAAACCGCGTTGATGTATAGCGCCAACGGTGTGTATGAGTCTGTTTCGTTACTCGCGACAAATTTCGCTTTAGTAACACCAGAGCCCAACGATTCAATTTGCCCAAAATGCCACTCAAGTGCAGCTTGATCTGTCTTTAGAGTAATGCCGTTTTGTGGCCCTTTCGAATGCAATCGAAGCTCTTGTGTGTCGTATAAATATTCTGTACCGCCAGTGTCGCCTGAGAAGATCTTATAACCGTCACTACCAGGAGCGACATTAATCTTATTCATGCGACATAAGCTTTTTATATCGCTTTGTTTGAAGATACTTGCGTTAGTACAATCACCACCAACTTTTATAGATGGGTTGCAAGTAAGATTGAAAATCGAACCAGAAACGCTTTCACAGTAGATCGATTCAGTATCTCTAACACGATCTTCAGTCTTTGTAATTGATAGATAACAATCAATGTATGCACCAACAGTATTTTTAAGAAAGACTGTGTACGCACGATTTCTTGTATCTTGCCCTACGAGACAAGACACCATCCTGAAATTAGAAGCGCTGTCGTTATGAATGACGTTGTGATAAATATTACCGTGGGATTCAAACTTACAGCCCACAAGGAAAATACTGTTATTACCCCCGTTGCCTTCTTTATTTTTATTTGATTTAAAAGCAGTATTGACGTATGACTCAACTCGGCAATTCGTGAAGTACAAGTTATTGCAATTACTCGTTCCAGTTGCTCCCGGCCGCGGTGCAAAAAATTGCAAATCGATTGCTGGTGAATCAAAGCTTGCAGACGCATATTCTTTGATTTCTTCAGAATACGTTGGGTACTTCTCTGGAATGCACCCCGAAGCCTGAAAGTCGCAAGCTATGAACTTGCTATCCCACGTCTCTGCGCTATAAAGATGACGCCCTCGGCCATAGAACACGACGTTAGTGCAAAGCAGATAAGACACTTTATCTGTCGATAAAATTGACGCGATAGGATCTGTGCTTTCATTAATCTGTCGCTTTCCCATAACCTGCGACGGGCCGTCTAAGAGATTAGAACTTAGTGTTAAATCTCTGATATCTACGTGATGTATATGGCCAGCGAAAGTAGAATCAACGCCTTCTATCGTAAGCAAATCGAAATCGACATGCCTTTCGTATGCATTAAGATCTAGATAATTTGGTACTTTCTTAGCTATGATTGTGGCTTGTGCGCCAGAACCCGCCAAAACTATGCTTGACGGCAACCGGAGCGTATGACTGCACATATAGATGCCGCGAGGGATAAGTACCGTTCCACCGCCTCTGCGTTCACACGCATCGATTGCCGCTTGAAGTGCGTCTGCATCATCTGTCGTGCCAGCATAGAACTTAAGAGTGCCTGAATACGCGACCCTTCCGTCGCCCTTTGCACCGAAGTCACGAACATTGACAACATCCGAGAACCGTTCACCCAGCGTCCTCAGTTCGGTACTGCCCGAAGCCTTCACCACGCGATTGCTGATGTCCTGCCCGTGGTGCCCTGGATCGCCGTAGCCGCCGACGGCAAAGAACCCGTCATACGGATACTTCTCCACGTCGTCGAGCGTGTCGACCACGTGCGGGATGTCCCACGAGTAGATGAAAATGTTCTGCTTGATCTCTTCGCAGATTTCTGCAAATCGTTTGGCTTCTTCGGCGGAAAATTGGGCATCCTTAGCGGCATCTAAAAGGGACCCTAGCAACTCCTCCGGGCTCATGCCGCTAGTAGCGGGGACAGTAATCCCACGGCCCAGGAGTTCTTGCAACTCCTGGATGAGCGCGATCGCTTTATCGGCGGAGTCGTTGAGCGTCGTCGGGAGCATACCGTCATGGTTGGTGAGCACCATCTGCTGGTCCGGCGTAATCGCCGACAAGATGGACAGACGCAAGCCCTCCGCCAACGGGAAGACAAGCGTGACGGTGCCGCCTGCCTTCTCGTTCTGATCGGCGTTGAGCTTAACGGTGTAATCGGTGCCCAACGTGAGCGTCTCATCCTGCGCGTTCGCATCGGAGGACGCAGACCGCACCACCTTCACGTCTTCTGATCGGAAGACCTTGAACGCGAAGGTGTACGCGGAGACGAGCCCGGTGCCCACGTATGGCCCTGCTCGGCGTGTAATGTTTTGTACAGACATGGCAAAAATCCTCGCAATGCCTGTACTTTGTCACACGCCTTTGCTCTCATGCCCCAACTACTTGGAGTGCCCGGTGAGAAGCGCAAGCGGATTATCTGTCTCGTCGTTGTAGAGCGCGTTGGCGCCGGAGATCGCACGGTTGATCGGCGTGACCGGGTACGGCACCATGGTTCCGCCGAAGCTCACCCACGCCTTCACGTCTGCCTCGGAGACCTCGCCGTTCTCGATGGCGTGCACCGTCGCGTTGTAGGCTCGACCGAAGTCGGTAATCTTGCGAAGACCCGACGGGCCGCGGTAGCCGTAGTCGGTGGTGAGATAGGCTAGTTCGCGAACGCCCACGAGAAGACCGAGGTTGAAGGAGACCACGCTCGAGCCGGACGCCTTGACGGCCTTCTCAAGCCAATCGTCATCATCCTCCCCGAGTGCGCTACCGATGGCGCTTCGCAGGAACCCTTCGATGACTGGCTGCATGACGAGCACCATCAGGAGAGTGCCCGCACGCTTGAACCCCTTCTCCGTCTTGAAGCTCACGGCGGCAAGGTTTAGCGCCGTGTTGAAGAAGGTGTAGAAGACCGTAAAGAGCTTCGACCAAGCGCTTCCTCGCTCAATGGCCGACAAGTCTGCCAGACTGCCCGACCCCTGCGAGTTCTTTACCGCACGGTCCGCGATCATGACAGACATTTCCTCGCCGTTCCCCTCCGCCAAGGCCTTCTCATACGCGCCAAGCCAAGTGGGGAGGTCGACCGCCATCTGCATGACGGAGAGCGGCATGTACGCAAGACGCATCATCCTGTCCTTCAGCTCGCCCTGCCCGCCATTAAGCTTCGCCTGCACTTCGGTGCGTTCTCGAAACTGGGTGCGCATGCGGTTGCGCATCATGGTGGACTTCCCTGCCACGGCCTTGTATGCGCCGCCCGTGATGCCCAGACGGATGAATTCGCTCACACCTCTGCCCGCCCACTTGGGGCCGAGGTAGGCTACGGACTGCGTGAAGCCCACGAGCTGGAGCGCTGCCGTACCGAAGTTCAAGCCGACACCGGCAAGAGAGACACCGCGGCGCAGCTCGTTCGGGATCAAGTCCGACGGAGAAGTCTGCCCGTGATTACCGTTGCGACAGTCCTTCACCCAGTCCTCGAGCGCCTTGAAGTAGCGGGCGCCGTAGTGCTGGTGTACCGCCTGCGCGAACGCACCTTCCTTCTTCAGAAGCTTGCGGGTACTGTTGACGAACTCAGCCCACGCGATGTAATGGATCTGCTCATCAAGCCCTTCGAACATGGCGCGGCTGGTCATGACGAGCGGCTTGTCGAAGTGCTTGGCACGCGACTTCGACCACCCGTCGGTGACACCGCCTGCGCCCATGAGCGGCTTCAGGTCCTCCGTGCTCTGGATCTCGCCCACCTCCTTCCCGTGGAGACTGGACTCGCGGTCGTACGAGATCGGATAGTAGCCGCCCGTCAGAACTCGGGGCCCGTCAGGCGTGAGCACTCGTACCGCCGACGCCTCGACCCAATCGGGCTCGCGCCCGACGATGCGCCTGTACGTCTTGCCGGACGACTCCTTGATGTCGTCGAAAAGCGCCCAGACGGCCTCCGCCGCCTTGTAGTGTTCTTCCGTCAGGTACTCCACGAAGAACGCCGCCATGAGCTGATCGGCTCTTGCCTGCGCTTCGGCAACCTTCGCCTCGTATGCCGGATCGCTCCTGTCCAATCCCTCGAAGAACTTGTAACCAGTATGGTACGTCATCGTGGAAAGCGCTCGCTGACGATTGCCTTCATTGCCGTAGTTGAGGAGAAGAACGAACACCTCCTGCGTGGTGAACGCGTGGTTGAAGGTTTTGCTCGTCTTGGCCTTCAGGTCGGTCAAAGACTCCTTCAAAGGCCTGAGGATCTTGTCGAGCTTCATGGCGTACTTGGCCTTGAGCTCTTCTTCCTTCGTAACGCACTTGTCGGCGGGGTAGATGAAGAGCCTGGCGAGGAGCCCTTCCCATCCGCCTTCGAGCGTCGCCACAAGCCCGGCCGCTCTCGCATGCACGAGGCCGAAGCGTTCGACCATATCTGCGAAGCGCTTCGACATGCCGAGCTGTTCGTGCCACTTCTTCGCGTCGCGGCCGTGCGCGACAGCGGTCTCCTGCACCACTTTGGCAGCGCGCTCCAGTGTGTCCTCGAGAAGCTCGTTTCCCATGACGGTGGAGATATGCTTCTCTCGACGAGCCTGAGCCTCCAGCAACTGGATCGCATCGATGAAGCTGTTCATGCCGCCAATAGTCTCAAGCGCAGAGGTGTCGCGGTCCGCGATAGCCCGCGTCATGTTGCTCGTGATTTCGATCCCATGCTCGAGCTCGTTCTCGAGCTCCTTCACCTTGTCATAGAAGGAGGCGTCCGGATCGTTGACGTGCACATCCTTCGCGTCCACGAAGCCCATGTTCACGAGCGCGCGCTGGAGCACTTCGAGAACGCGCGTATCCATGGCGCGATGCGTCGCGACCTTGTACTTCTTGAAGCCGCGCACAGACTTCGAGATGCGCATAAGCGACTGTCGGGCATGCTTGGCCAACGCCGCCTGGTAGAGCTCCTGACGCTTGAACGCCACGGCCTCCGCCACGGCGCCCTTCGCCCACGCCTTGCGCGCGTTTCGGGCGGCACGGTTGGCCGCACGGGCGAACGAAGCGGGCTTGAGGCCGGCGATCTTCATATCCTGCACAACCGAATAGGCGAACGCATCGATCGCCTTGCTTTCGGTACGCGCCTGCCCGTTGAGCGCTTTCTCCATCGCGGCGAGCTCCGTGGAAACCACCTTGATCTTCGCGTCGTTGAAAGTAGCGGCGTCAGCCATGTCGCGCATGGTCGACTCGTCGGCGAGCTCAGGGGATTCCTCCACCAGGCGCTCGACCGTCATGGCGTCGATCGATGCTTCAGGATCAAGATTGGCAAGAAGGTCATCTACCATTTCGTTCGAGTTGGGGTAACCGAACGCCTGCGCAATGTCCTCGAGTTTCTCGGGCTGACGGAAAGACTGGGGCGAAGCGATGCGGGCTTCATGGAGCTTCTTGATCTGACGCGGCGTATAGCCGACCTGTCTCAGGTCTTCGAAGGCGAGCTTCCATCGGATCTTCTCCCCGTCTTTCTCGTTGCCGTTCACCAGAGAGTTCCACGCGTGGTAGACGCGCGTCTTCTTGAACTCCTCCGAGACCTGCGCACGAATCTCTGCGATGCGCCCCTTGCGCTCCTTCTTCAGTTCGCGCACGAGCTTGTTGCGCATGTTCTTGACAACCTTCTGCAGGCGGATGTTGCGAGCGGTAAGCTCGGCCTCGGCCTGCGCGCCGACTGCCTGCTGCGCCTCCTGATAGGCGATCCACTCCTCCGTCGAAAGACCGGACTCGTCCTGCGCCGTAAAGAGGGGCCGCGCCGCCTGTCGCGCCATCGACTCCATCACGTCCTCCTTGGCGACGAACATGGCGTCGAACATCGCCTTCACGTCGTCATTGAGCGCGGCCCCGGGGACGTTCTCCGCCACAGTGTAGATGTCCTGAAGCCAGCGGCCGTACTCTCGGAAGGCGAGCGTGAGCTTCTGGGAAGGTGCTTCACCTTCGAGCATGTACGCCTCGAACGTGCGGGCGAACTTCTCATGCGCCGCCCGCTGATCTTCGGGCTTCATGGCCGCCCACGTCTGCACGTCCTTGACACCGAGCCAGGCGAGGGTGTCGTTCACGGACTGCACATACGCCTTCATGTCGTCTGGCATGTCCTTGTTCTGCATGACGTCCGCCGCGATCTGCGTGCGCATGTCGAGGAAAAGATGCCCCGTCTCGTGGAGAAGCGTGGAGCGATCGGCGCCATTCCAACGGGCGACGGTGCGAAGCGACGGAAAGTATTCGCCGTTGACACCGTTCTCTCCGTTGCCCGTGACGAACTTGCCGCCGTACTTCTCCCACAGCGCTTTAGGAGACATATTCACCTGACGTGCGATGTTCGCCACCTGCGTCTGGATGAGCGCCTGCAGGTTGCGCGCCTCCTCCTTCGGCACCTTGAGCGCACGGATGCCGTTGCCGACGATACGCCCCACCTCGGAGAGCTCGTCTCGGAACGCTTTGCCCGCCGCCTGCGTCGCCTGCAGCTCGACGGTGCCCTTAACGTCCTTCACCTCCTCAATGGAGAGGGAGCCGCCGACCGACATGAGCTCGAGGACGGACTCGTCCTCCTGCGCCATCGCCTTCACCTTGCCGATCGGCACCTTGATCGTCCCGCCCGTGGCGAGCGCCTCCGGCATCTGCTGCGCCACCTCAGGAACACTCGAGAACTTCTTGTCGAGCCCCCGCTGGTGGAAGGAGTTCGCATCGAACTCGATCGCCTCAACGCCCGCTCGTCGCGCCACTTCCTGCTCGTAAGCGGCGGCAGTCTCGGGATCGAGCTCGTCGACAGCCGACTGCGTTTCGCTCAGCTCCTTCATGGCCTCGGCGTTTCGGCGAGCACGCTCTTCCTCGCGGGCAATCGCGGCGCGCGCCTTCATACCCGTGGTGAAGACTTCGACCGGCGCGGTGAACTGTTCGCCCACCACTTCCGCCACGACATCCGCCCACGACGAGATCTCGCCGTCGGAAAGATACTGCCCCAGCGCTTCGCCTGCGCCGCCCATCGCACCCTGCACAGGCATCTGCAGGGCCATGTTGGCGAACTCGCGCTTGTACGCCGAGTCGAGCATCTGACGCGTGGCAGACTTCGGCACCATGGAGACGCCTGCCAATCCGATCGACGCCGCGTCGAAGAGCGCCGTCGCCGCAGCGTGCTTCTCTGCGCGCTTGACGGCATCCGTCAGCATGTCTCGCTTCGCGGGATCAAGATAGGCCGAGGCAATCGACTTCGGATCGGTGAGGTCGATGCCTGCATCCGCCAAGTTCTCGAGTACGCTCGCGTTTTTGTCCATGGAGTAGGAGAGTCCGAACGTGCCCGCCATCTGCGCAGGGACGCCAGCGCTGCCGAGCAACGGAAGCGCAAGCAACGCGGGCGCATTCTGGGTAAACGAGCTCACACCCAAGTCGGCAAGGATCGTAAGAGGATCTTTCGCCAGTGCGCTCATCACCCCCGAGAAGGAGTCCTGCGCCATCATCTCCTGCGCCGCCTGGGCGCTGGGGAAGAAAGAAGCGTAGCGTGTGAGACGCGCTGTGCGCTCGGACGCCTTCTCGATCTGCTCCGCGATGCGGGCCTTCATGCCCTCTTTCCCCACCATGAAAGCGGCGAGCCCCACTTGACCCGTCTCGTCTTCTGCAGTGGCAAAACGGTACGCCACGTCCTTGCCCTGCGCGATCTCGTCTTCGATCTCTTGGATGCGGCGGAGCTCCTTGGAGTACGCCTCCGCATCGGAAGCCGAGCCGAAGAACGAGGTTGCATCGCCAGAGAAGCTGCCCCTGGTGAAGGCGTTGCGAACCGTCCCCCAGATCGAATCCTTCTCGCCCGTATCGGGCGCCATTGACCAGATCAGCTTCTCACGAACGCCCATAGACGACAGGTCATTCTTGACGAGATTGGCGAAGGCGGGCTCGGAGAGCTTCTCCATGAGGGTCGGGGCCTCGGTGTACATCGTCGCCCAATTGACCGCCCGCGCCTTCTCGGCCGCCTCTTCTGCTGGCGTAAGCGTCGGCGTCTCTTCAGGTGTCATGTCGAAGACACGCGCCTTGCGAAGCCGCACAGCCGCCTGCTCAGGCGTCTCAGGGTCCATGAGCGCCTGCTCGTAGTCGGTCTGAGCCTGCGCCGCACCATCCTGCGCAATCATGCGCTCAATGAAATCCATCAATTACCTCCGTCGTCAAAACCGTACATATACGTCGTCTGGTGCCCGAGCCAAGATGGGCCCGTACTGCCGTCACCGACCTGACCGCCGGCGCGCGCCATGAGGTAGTAGCGCAGACGGGCGACCTGTGGCATCGGGCTGTTACCGTGCTTCGCCTTCCATGCAGTGTCGATCTTCTTCATCAAAGGCTCGTCGAAACTCACGCTCGGCGGGATCATCACGCGGAGCCGCTGATCCCCGAGCATGATCTTGGTGAGGACGTACTGCATCTCCTGCTTCGTCGGCTTGCGCTCCTGGCCGATCTGTTTGAGCCAATGCTCAGCCGTCTGCTCGACGACCTTGTAGGCATCCGTCATGCCGTGGTTCGGCAAATCGTCCATTGTGAGCATGCTAGCCACCTTGTTCGTCGAGCCGAGCAGCTCGGAGATAGGCGTAATCTCTCGCATCTTCGCGTAGATACGCTGGTTCACTTCGACCTCGTTGAGCTTCTTGCCGAGCTCTTGCCCGTCCAGAGACAAGACCTCCTGCATCTGCGCCATGTAAAGCGCGGCAATCTCAGGCGACTGTTCCCTCAACTTCACGTACTCGGGGTTTCGCTTAAGCGCACGTTCAATCGTCTCACTGCTAATGACGAACGGGTCCTGTACCACGCCCATCGCGGCAAGGCGCTTGCGTGCCGCCTCATCGTCGGCCGCGTAAGTCGAGCCCTGCTTGAGGCTGAAATACCTCGTCAGGATGCGCTGACGATCCTTTCCGTTGAGCTGGTTCAGGTAGAGCGTCAGCTCGTCCTCAGACATGGACACGAGGAAGCGGTCATCGCTCAGCTTGCCAAGCGCGCGCGGATCAGAAGCGAACGTATCGCTCTGGTAATGTGCAGCCAGCTTCTGCACCTCGGCGGCCTCGTTCACGTCAAGCCGCGCCACCAGCTCCTGCGGGACCTGCGACAGATCGCCATGCGCCTTAAAAAGGATGTTCGAGATCTGCGCCTTGACGTTGTTCTGCTCCTGCACGTACGACTGCTTCTTCTGGTTGACAAGCGCCCACGCCTTCGTCACGAGTTCGTCACAGTAGAGCGGATCCGCGGCGGCACGCGGGTCCGTCCGACGAAGGTCTTCTCGGATCTGGTCAGGCGTCGGCCAAGTCTTCGCCGCGGCCGCATACTGCGGCGAGAACGCGGAGACGCGGGAACCCGTCGCCTCGTCGACAATCTCCTTCTCACGTCGCATGTTCGCCACAGCGCTCTTGAGCGTCGACTGCGCCTTCTCGGGCAGATAGTCCGTCCACACGCCGCCCTTTTCCTGCGCCTGCTTCTCAGCCTCGCGCACGGTCTCCTTGGAGGTGATGTACCCCGCCATCGCCATGTGCTCGTCGGCGAACTCGGTGAGCATATCGTTGTAGCGGGCTACGCCCAGCATGTCGTTGTAGTTGCGATCGGTCTTGAACGCTTCAGGATCCCAAGGTTGATTGGCCGCCTTGGCCGCCTCCATGCCCTGCTCAACGGTGAGCTGAGACGCGCCGTGCTTCCACTCGGCAGGAGCGCCTTCCTTCGTGGTGACAGACTGATGCCCGCCGTCGGACGTAATGGATGTAAGCGCATCGTACCCTCTGGCAGTCTTCACGAAATCCTGCGTCACGACACCTCGCTGCACAGCTTCGCTAAGACCTCCTCGGAGTACTTCTCCAGCGCTACCCAAGCCTGCGGTATAGCGCTCGATCTTCAAGCGATCCTCGTGCGCCTGCACGATCGGGTTGATGCGCTGACGAGCACGCGCAACGTCGGAGCCAAGCATCTCCTTCGAGTGCGCGCGAAGAAGCCCGAGCGCCTGGTATGCCACGGTGGGGTTTCGATCGGCGCCTGCCAGGAGTGCGTCGATGCCGTTCATGTACATGGACGACATGTTCTTCTTGATGTAGAGCGCCTTGTTCTCGGCCGTCCATCCCATGAACTCGGCGAGCTTATCCGCGGACTCATGGATCGCATGAGCACTCTGCGCAAGCATGTCAGGCTTGCCGGCATACGCTGCGCCCGACTCCACGGCCTGCGCAATCGCGCCTTCGTGCGCCGCCTTCTTCTGGGCAATCGCCTGCTGATAGACGTGCTGAGAGACGCCGGAGTAGGACGCGGTGTAGATCGCCTGCGCCTTCTCGCCGAACATCTTCTGTTGACGCGCGGTGAGCCCGGAGGCGAGCTCTTGGCCGTAGTCCTGAAGCCCCGAGTCCATTCGCTCGACAAGGCCTTTTCCGTCGAGGTCCGGCTCAAGCGCGTTGGCGCCCAGTTGGCTCGCCCAACCGCCTTCGCCCGACTCCATGTCGATCGCCTTGCGACGAAGCTCCGTGAGCGCCTCCGTCACGCGGGCGTCATCCTGTTCCGCAAGAAACTTCGAGTACCAGTCGTCGAGCTTGGCGGACGCCTTCGCCAACGGCTTCTGCACGTCCATCTCGGGAACTTTCGGAATCTCGGTCGACATCGGTCGATAGCCGAGGATGCTCGGCATGACCTGTGGCCCGCCGTAGTTGGGAACTTGTGCCATTAGGATGCTCCAAAGTATCGATACCAACGGTCGGCCGCCGTCATGCCGCCGTCAAGAAGACTTGAGAAACCCTCGGACTGCTTCGCCGACTTGGCGTAGCCAGCCATGCCGGAGTAGATGCCGCCCTGCGCGCTCGCCTGAAGGGCCTGCTGTTTGAAGCCCCAGGCGGCGGAGAGCGCGTTCATCTCGGCGGTCTTCTTGTCCATCTCCTTCATGATGTCGGTGGTCGCAGTGACCTCTGCAGTCGAGCCTTCGCCCAACACCACGCCGCTCGATGCGAACGCCGTGCGCTGTTTGGCTTTGATCTGGCCCGCGCGGTAGGTAAGCTGTGCGACGGCGGCTTCGCCTTGACGCATCGCAGACTCGGCGGAGAGCTGCGCCATCTGACGGTTCTGCTCGGAGATCTCGGCCTGCTTGTTCATCACGTAGTCGAGCGTCTTGCCGCCCTTCCACGCGGAGTACATGCCCCCGATCGCCTGCCCGATGGCAAGCCCGATCGACGCACCGCCGAGCGCCGGATTACCCGAGCCCGCCAACGAAGCTGTATCCGGAGCGGTCAATACGTTCTGCGTACCGGCGGCCCCTTGGAACGTGAGTGGATCCGTTCCAAAGTTAACGCCGCCCAAAAGGTTGTCGAGGTCATATGTGACCCCTTGAAGTGTAAGCGCCATAAGAAAAAAGCCCTCATAGTTGAGGGCTAGGTTATCGGCTTGAGGCAACCTCATGCCCCAACTACTTCGCCAAATCCCAACAGAGACTAACGATCGTGAGCGGCAGCGGATCCTTCTGACGAACGCAGATCTGACCCGAGTCGTTCCACTGCGAGATTGTGGCGACGGAGATTTCCTTGTCCATCAATGCCGGCGGGGACCCGTACGGCTCATCGGTTCTCTGCTTGTACTCGACAAGATTGTCAAAGTCAGGGCCAACAAAGACACCGGAAGACTTGTGCACACGCATGAACACATCGTTCACGTTCTTCATGTGCCCCATCCCAACCGAGCCGTCCGCCAGCTGTACCGCCACCGGGAGCGTCTGCAGGTCGGCCGTGATCGGCAGGCCCACGATGACGTGACGCGCCGATTGGGTGAGCGTGACTTTCCCGTCCTCCACTACGCGCTGAGGGAGCACACAACCGTCGGCAAGGATGTTGACCGTCTCGCCTTCGAGCCAGGTGAGCCCCTTCACCTCAGTCGTCCGGTCTCCGATGTACTCCCCGCCGCAGTCCACGCACCATGCGTCTTCCAACGCCGAGAACTTACGCTCGTGCATGCGCTCGACGTAGCGGACAACCTCTCCCTTGACTGTTCGACGGATGATGAGATAAACGATGTCCTCATCCCCCTCAGGCACGACCGTCACAGACTCGACCGCGCCGTTCACCGTTGTGTGCTTGTGCCAGCCGCCAATCGCCTGTTCAGGCAAGTAGGTAAATCCCAGGAGGCTGCCGTCGGCCATCGCCGCCCACACGATCGGATCCGGCGACTTCGCCAACGCCATGTCGACGATCTGCGAGTCTTCGAAGAAGTGCGCGGATCGGATCGACAAATCGCCTGTAGTGAAACCCGACGACTGCCAGTTGTACCCGAGCTCACGCACGTGCCCGCCACGGGCGGCAGCGTAAACGACCGTGGAGTTGACCACCACAGGCATGACGTTCGACGCGCCTATCTGCGCCTGCACTTCCGATCGAATCGCATCAGGCGCCATCGGGGCGGAGCCGCCCGAGTAGACTCGATACTCCGTCGTATTCGTCATCGCAAGCATCTGCTGGAGCGGCGTCAGATGCAGGATGCGCGACGCCTCCTGCGCCGCGATGGCGAAACGCAAGCGGTTGTCGTCCTGCGAGGGGAGCGTGTGACTCATGTCTGACTCGGTACCGGAGCGCGTCATCCACACCATCTGAGGACGCGTCGGCGTTCCCGCGAAGCATCGGCGCTGTTCGTAGTAGCAGACCGCGCCGGGGTAGTCGCCCGCCTTACCTACGTTGGCGGTGAGCGAAGCGCCACTGCCCACCGTAGAAACAACCGTCAACTTCGGAGACGTGTAGCTTTGCCCGCCGGACCGCACGGCTACCTTCTCAATGCGCCCGTCCTTCACAACCGGCACGAGCTCCGCGCCCCAACCTGTCGAGTCCTTGACGTCGATACGAAGAGACGACTGCTCGACATCGAGGGCAACCGTAGCACGTCGGCCGAAATAGTCAGTCCACGAGCCAACCCATGTATGGTCCGTCCACGTAATTTCAACACGCGGGAGAGAGTAACCTTGGCCTTCGTTTGTGACCTTGATGCCGGTAACGGTGGTCGTGACCATGTCGTCGTAGGAAGGGCCGTTGTCACCGCTGCCGTCAATTTGCTCTTTCCAAACACGGCGAGAGGTGACCAGCTCCACAGTTGCCCCAGTGCCCTCGCCGTTCTCGTCGTATACTCGTACGGAAAAAGGACTCTTTTCGCTGCCGGAGTCCGCCACGCGGCGGGTGCCGGCGATCTCCCCTTTGCTCGGCGATGAGAGAATGCGCCAATTGTCCGCAGTGATGCCTCTGCGGTCGTAGACATAACCGCTACCGCCGTTGTTGACCGTGACAGACGTAATGCCCTTGCTCATAAAGAAAGGGTCGTCGTAGATAGGCGGCGTGATGCCCTCATCAGGCGAGTAGTTGTCGTCGATGAATGACGTTTCGGTCGTCTCGCCGATAAAGCAGTACAAGCCCTTGAAATTCTTGTAGACGCGATATCGCTCCGCGTCTGCCACAGAGCCCCACGTGATCGTACAGGTGGCGTTGTTGAGGTACAGGTTCCCCTTCGTCTCGCCAACGGGACTTGCAGGGCTCTCCTGCTCGCTTCCCGTCTCAGTCTCCTTTACTGCCGTCACACGGTACTTCAACGTGTAGCGTGTCTTCTCACCTTCCGTGATCGTCTGACCGCTACTCGCCACCACTTTGTACTCAACACTTGGCGCTCCTGGGGCAGGTAGCGGTGCGCCGAACTGAACGTCGACGAGACGCCAGTCGGTCGCACCATAGCGGCGCAACTCCTTCGGCGGGTAGTTCGGATGCACGAGCGTCATGATGTCCATCGACTGGACATAGTGGATGTCAAACACGTCGTCCGAGCTGTACGGCGTCTCGATCTCGTAGGGCTGCCCGTCTTCGCCCAGGAGGGTTTTGCCCGACGTGTGAAAGCGCGCGTACTTGTCGCCAAGCTCGATGGCAAGCGTCTGATCGGACGAGAACGTGAACGGGATGAGGCGACACTTCTTCGTCGGATACTTCGTCGTGTTCACGTACGCCGTACCCGGTCGAACCGTCGCGGGGCCCTGCGGAAGCACGAGGAAGTTGCGGCACTTCGCCAACCCCTGCTGGTACTTCTGATCGTCAAATCGCCCGTACATGGCGGGGGAGAGCTCGCCCGCCGAAAAAGACATTTGAACTTTGCGGATACCCATGCCTACCTCCTTACGATCCACGAGGGCGTGAAGCAGACCTGCTTGCGCTGCTGATTCGCGTCACGCGTCTTCGCCGTCGAGAGCGCCACTTGGAACTGCTTCGAAAGCAGATTCGACAGCTTCTGCCCTTCCTCTCCCTTGACACGAGAGCCCGCAATCTCCATCGCGAGGTAGTACGCGAACGCCGTCACAAAGGTTGGCGAGAAGTAGCCCTCCGAGATCTCCGACGTCACGTAGGTCGCCACGGGGTTTTCCGCGTTCGTGTAGAGCTTCCCGCCCATCACTTCGAAGTTCGCGTCGTTGGGCTCCATGAACCACACCGGGTTATCCGTCCACCAGCTCGGCATCTCCTGCTTCGAGTGCGGGCGGACGCGGATGACGCGCATGCAGTCGGACGGCACCTCGTAGACGCCTCTCCACCCCGCCGTCTCCTCCGAGCTCAACTTGGCGAGGAGCTGGCGCTTCGTCGCGAACGACCAGTCGTGCATCTCGAGCATCGCCGACTTCGCGATCGGGTAGTAGATCGCGCACATCTTCGCCTGCGCCGGGCTTTCAGGCGGGTCGATCGATGCAATGCTCCCGGTGTCACCCAGGAAAGACAACGCCAAATTACAAATCTCTACAGCACTTGCCATGAGAACCTCCTACAAAAAGAGGCGCCGAAGCGCCCCTTTGTCATCACCTCTTCACGGAGGATCAAGCCGTCTTGATGGACGGGGCCTGTTCAAAGCCCGCGTTGTCCTGGAAGCCCGACGTGATGAAGCCGTGAACCGTGCCCGCCGAAACAGTGCCGGCAAAGTTCGCCTGCATGTAGCGCTTGTGATGGTACGGGATCGGGATCACGATCTGGGTGCCGCCTTCGGGGCGGCAAGCGTCACCGCCGTGGACACGTCGGCAAAGCCGCTCGTCTCCGTGTCGGAGTCCTGCAGCGAGATCGTGAGGTTGCCCGTCACGTCGGCCTTCACCGTGAAAACGGCCACGAGGTCGCCGTAGGCATAGCCCGTGGTCGGCTTGGGCTGACCGAAGTCAAGACGGAAGTCGGAGGCGGCCGCGGCGGAAAGCTTCTGGCCCTCGTCCTTCGTGAACATCATCAGATAGTCAACAATCATTGTCTTCTCCTTACTTGACCTGAGCTTCCTTGAACTCAAGCACGTCGACGCGACGGAACGGAATGCCGTCAAAGCTCAGCACGCGGCGGCCGCCGACATCGGCCAGATTCAGCTGGACGTTGCGGGAGTTGGCCTGCTGCAGGCGCAGATACGTTTCGATCGTGCGGTTCGTGTAGAAGGCAAAGCGGGCTCCAGAGAGACTCGGCACCTTCGCCACGGCCTTCACGAGAAGCTCGTAGAGGTTGTGGCCCGTGGCGCTGTTCTCATCCGGCGGAACGGACTGGAGAAGGCTTTCCTTGATGTTCGCAATACGTACGACATAGCGCCAGTCGCGAACAGAGAGACCAACGTCCCAACCGAAGTGCGTCTTGAGGACGCGGTACTCGCCGCCATCCGGATCAAACGCGGCTTCTTCGCCGATGTCTTCCTTGGAGAGACCCGCCTTGGAGTTTTCGGGGTAAAGGCCGTGGACCGTGTTCGGGCCCCAACCGACGAGCCAGATGGAGGTGAGGTCGGTGCCCGTGCCGCCGGCGTCAATGACGTTGACAGCACACGGAGCCTTCTTCGGATCCTTCGTGTTGAAGCGCGGTGCAAGGCCCATGATCTGCTCGGGGTCCTTCGAGGAGTCGCCGTAGATGAGAGCGCGCTGAAGCATCTGGGACATGGCCTCGATGAACGGGCGTTCTTCGGAAGCGCGCCAGGATTCCTTCATGCCATTGATCTCGGCGAGCTTCTTGTCGACGGTAGCGAAGGCTTCAAGCATGCCGCAGGTGTCCGTGATCTGGGCAACCGTGGACTTGGACTGCTTCACGCCGTAGTTGAGCTTGCGCCACGTGACGGTCGGAAGACCCGTACGGACGGTCGTGCGGTGGGAGAACTTGTTGTTCGCCTCCACCCACGTGATGTCGTCCATCATTTCATTGGTTTCGTTGAGAACTTCAACGATGTCAGCGAGCTCGCCATTCGGATCCAGACGATCCATCATGTCGGCGAGCGTCGGATTTCGATTCGGCTTAGTAGTCGTAGCCATTCCTTATCTCCTTATACATCAACCACCATGTTGGACTTCGGGTAGCGGCGTCGAGCGCCCGCCGGAGCGGAAGCGCTTCCCGTCACACCGTGATCCTGCTGCATGGCCTTGCCGATGCGATAAAACACACGGACCACCTCGGGGTGCGCCCCAAGGCCGGATCCTCTCAAAAGCGCCGTAAATTCGGGAGTCGCAAACTGCTTGAGTGCGCTGTTCGCAACGCCGACATTAGCCTTGAAATTGGCGCCGCCGATTTCAGGGTCCTTCTCAGAAAGCGAAGCCCACTCGCGCGACTTCGCCTTCAGGTCGTCCACCAGATACTGACGCGCCGTGGGGACCATGGCGGCAAGCATCTTCTGGGCATTCTCCTGCGAGAGCCCGAGCTCCTTCGCCGTAGCGGCAAAGCCCTCGAGCTGAGCTTCTGTGAACTGCTGCCCCTCGACGTCGAACGGTTCATACGCCTCGGGCGCTGCCTGCGCGGGCGCCTGATCGCCGTCGTTCTGATCCCCTTCGCCCAGCAGGGACGGCATGTCCGCCGCCGGCTCGGTAGCGTCCGTCGCCTGAGCGGTAGCCGCCGGTGCCGGATCGGTAGGGTTTCCTTCGCCACCTTCGGGCGCTGTCGGATTTGCAGGCGCCGTAGGTTCGACAGGATCAACGGTAGTGCCGTCTTCAGCCATTCTTGTTCTCCTTCATCATCTTGGAATACTGGTCGGGGCAAACCCGATCAATCTGCGCCATCAGGCGATAGCCGATGTCCTTGCGCCCTTCGGCATGCGCCATCGCGATGGGCATATAGCCCGCTCGCATGGGCGTCTCTTCAAAAGTCGTTCGGAAAACGCCCGACTTCGTGAGAAGCCAGTGCATCAACCGACGCCCGCGCACGTCACGCATCAGCCATTTGAAGTCGGACGGGAAGTCGTCCGAGGCTTCGTATGGGGGGTTAGGCTCAGTCATAAAACACCCGCTACCTTGAGCGAAACTAGCGAAGAGATAACGCCGACAAGAATAGGAACCGCAACGCTCTTGAAGGCGTCCCACCACCAAGTTTTGCGTTCCCTCTCTATTCGGCGACGTTCGTCTTCCCGAATCATCTGCCTGTCGTGTTCTTCAACCATTGCTCTTATCTCTTCTAACCGCTTCTCAAACGAGGTATACTTGTCCATAGATCTTCATAGGTCCTCATCGCCAGACGTTGAGAGTCTTAGAAAGCCGTTCGGATCGCACCCCGAGCGGCTTTCGCTTTATGTGTTGAAGCTACTTTGACACGCTGTTTTGCTCTCATGCCCCAACTGGGTCAATAACCCGCGAACTGCCCCATGATCTGCTCGGGGGAGGCTGACTGAAGGTCTCCCTGCAGAGGCGACATCGGAGACGCGGGAACGGCGGCTTGAGCCGCTCCGAGATCCTTCGCGACAGAGGCCATCTCCTTGGCCTGCTCCATCTGCATCATCTTCGCCTGCTGCTCGGCTCTCTGCTGGCGGATGAGCGCCACCTGCTTGCCAGGCACGATCAACTGGGGGTCAAGCCCCAGCACGTCCGAGTAGTAATCCGCCCAGTAGTCCGCATCGAACTTGTCGGCGAGATCGGGCTTGATCGCCACGAGCATGCCGAGGTTCTGCGTGAAGCGGTCGACCGCGTTGGTTGCCACGGCCCTCTGGGCCTGCGCAAGGATCGAGACGAACTCGACGTTCAAGTCGATGCCTTGAAGCTCCTGCGGGACCGGCGGAAGCATGCCGACCTGCACCATGCGGTCGAACGTCATGGCGATCAGTCGGTCGTTCATCTCCGCGTTGAGACGCTCGAGGACGGGGCCAAGCATCAACATCTTCTCTTCGTGGCGCTCGGCAATCTCAGTCGCAGTCGCGCGGGCAGTCGTCGGCATGCCCGTAATCATCAGGAAGATGTCCTTGTAGAACGCTTCATCAATGCGCCGCCGCACGTCCTGAATATCCATCAGAAGCGCGTCGAGACGCAGGTTGACTTCGTAGGCAGACCGCACCCCCTGCACCTGCGCTACGTTGTCCGCCCAAACGATCCCGCCCGGAACCAGGTTCGCTTCCTGATTGCGCATGTCGGCCGACATAATGACCGCGGGATCGGCCTGCTGAGCAATGGCCTTGGACTTGTGAAGCTGCTGCTGTTGAAGCTGGCGAAGGTCGCCGAGCGCTTCCATGCCCGGCCCCGTCCCGTAGATGTCGCCGCCCGTCACATTCCAACGGGCCGCGAGAACAGGAAATTGTCGGAAGCCCGACTCGCGAAGGATCGAGTCGCCCTTGCCGTTCTTCTCGAAATAGACCGACCGGAACGGCATGTTCTTCGCGTCTCGCTTCTGAGGATCTCGAAAGCTTCGCGGCTCAATGGCGTTGACGACCTCGATCCACTCGTCATAGTTCCCGCGATCGTAGAGCCTACGCACGTTCGGCGACACCTTGTCGTAGCCGAACTCCCCGACGAGCGCGGAGACCGTCATGCGAAACTCTCGGTAGCACGTGTTGACGTCGCCTCGGGAATCCGTCGCAAGCGCGAACTCGCCGATGGTGAGCGGCATGCAATGGATAATGGAGTCGTAGTCGTCGAGCACGATCACAGACGTCGTGCCGAAAGCACCGAGCTCCTCGTACGCCATCTGCAAGGCGCGGTAGACATTCGACTGGTTGAAGACCATCTGCATGAGGGTCGTCACCTGCGTCATCCACTTCTTGACTTCGTAGTTCTCGTCCAACTGCGGGTTCTTCGTCGTGAGACGGAACCACGGGCGAGCCGGGCTCGTCATGCCCGCCATCATGCCGCCCGACAAGGTGCGAAGCGCTCGCGTGCCTGAGTTGTCCAGGATGGCACGGTGGCGCTTGTCCCCCTTGTTGTTGTCGGAGACGAGGAAGCGCCCCGCGCGAGGCAGAAGCACTTCCGAGATTTCCTGCCAGTGCGGCATCCAAGAGGAGCGCTCAGACTTCAGCGCCTCCCAGCGCTTGCCGCACTGTTTGCGAAGACTGTCCGCCATGATTAGCCTCCCAGAAGAGAGGAGCCGCCGCCAAGCAAAAGATCATTCTTGCCGACGCCGCCCGGACCCGTAATCATCGTGGCGCTTCCACCGCCTTGATTCTGACTCATAATACCGCTGACATCGACCTCATTCTGATTGGCCTTGTTGAACTCCATCTCCTGCTGCTTCTTCGCCTCGGCGGCCGCCTTGGCCTGCTGATCGGCGGCGCGGCGCTGCGCCTTGTCCTGCTTGTTGGCGCTGTACATGGAGGCGCCGATGGACGCCGCGGTTACGCCAACGGCAACTGCTACTCCTGACATAAGAGATTCTCCTTTCGAGTTAAGAGCCGATCGGGCTCATCAGTAAATTCGTTTTCGGCCTCCTCCACAGTCTTCGCATCCGTCGCGAAGCACATGGTGAAGGACGAGTTTTCAAGGGCATAGACAGCGGCTCTTCGCCCCGCCATGCCGTCGAGGATATGGACGCCGCGAAGCTCCTTCGTGACGCCCCCATCCGTGATTCTGAAGTGCCCGCAGCAGATCAACTGCGTCGGTACCTTGACTGTGAGCCCCACGGCCGCCGCGCCTTTCGGAACGTAGACCGTGCGGGAATACATACCCGCATGAAGGTGGTGCTCCGTCTCGATGTGGATCGGCGGGAACTCCGCCTCAAGCGCCTGCCCGAGGGCTTCCACAGCCGCGGCTCGTGTCGCAAGATCATTCATCGCACTTGCACCAGTAGCAGTTGTGTGTGTGCGTCATGCGGAGACGATCGCACAGCTTGTCGAACGCCGACCCCGGCGGCGCCATGAAGGTGAAGCCTGGAGCGCCTTCCTTCGCGGCAACCGCCTTGGCGCACCCGAGAAGATCAAGCCCCGTACGCCCACGGCGCCATGCCTTGCGGAGGTAGAAGGCGTCGACGCCGACGAGAGGAAACGGGTAGTGCTGGGACTGCATGACGAGAAGCGCGGCCGCGCCAACAAGGCGCCCATCGTCAAGCACGGCCACACAGCGAAGCTGACCGTCCTTGTCGAGCGCGGCATAGCGGGACACCTGCGCCTCGGCCGCGCCAATGGCAGGGTTGGCCGTCTCGTTGATGTACTCCGTCACCCAGTCCGTCCAACCGTCCAGATCGTAAAGTTCACCGAACGACAGCTCCTGATACGTAATCATTGCCCCTCCAAGCCAAGCATTCGTTTTACCAGGGTCAATCAAACCACGTGGACTTCGTCTCATGCCCCAACTACTTCAGACAGGCGAAGGGGTCGTAGTCCCGCCTCCCCGATCTGCGGTTGCGGTACTCCAGCTCCGCGAGCGGGATGTACTCCTCGATCTTGTACGCGAAGGTAAGCGCTAAGCTGTCGGCCGCGTCCGGCGACGGGAGCCCGCGCTTCTTCATGTCCTTCTTCGACTCGAGCTTGATCTGCCCGCCCGGCAGGATGTCGTACTCGGGCGCCGTCAAGTCGTCGATTAGGCCCTGATCGTTCGGGATCGTCCCGCCGTCCATCAGCCAGAGCTTCATCCTCCCCCACATCTCCTCACGGAGACGGGCGTACGTCTTCGGATCGTCCGCACCCGCACCGAACTGGATGCCGCGCACGGGATACCCGTCGTCGCGAAGCTGGTCCTTCGGGCCACCGCCAACACCGCCCTCGTCCACGTTGATGTAGATGCGGTCTCTCGGGAACCCGAGCGCCCTCACTTCGTCGAAGTGCCGCTTCACCTTGGCCACGAGTTGCGTTGTGGAGAGCCCCTTGAAGCGCTTGATCGGGAGCCAACCCCTGCCGATACGCGTGTAGATCACGCTGTCGTCATCACCGAAGCGCGCCACGTCCACGCCGATGATCGCGCACGTCGCCCCGTTGTGCGGCATGTCTCGCCTCGCCGCCTCCATCACAAGGCCCGACGGGATGAACTGCTTGTCGGACTGACTCGGGAACTCACCCTTCACACGCACCTTGAAGAAGTCCGAGTCTTCGCCGTACTCCTTGCGCCACTCCTCCATCTGCTCCTTGTTCGTGATGAACACACTTCGGCTGTCAATCTGACGAGTGCTCCAGACGTTCTTGCGCTTCCCGAAGCATTCGCGGAAACGCCCCGTGTTTCGCGTCGGATTGCCGAACACGAACATCATCGGCTCACCGTCGGTCAGACCACCTTCCGCCACTTCCCAGATCACGTCCGGGACTGCCGAGGCCTCGTCGAAAATGTAGAAGGAAGTAGAGGACGCCGCATGCTGGCCTGCAAACGATTCGGAGTTTTCTTCCTTACACGTCTGCGCGTCAACGCGCCAAGCCTCCGGTGCCTCCTTCGCCTCGATGGACTCCGCCTTGATCTCGAACATGTCGGAGATGATCGAGCGCTTTAACCATTTCGAGATTTCCGCGAATGTCTTCGTCTTCAACTGCGACGCCGTATTCGCAGTCACAACACCCTTGCAGTTCGGACGAGTGGCAAGGATCCAAATCACGAGGCAGGCCGTCAAGAAACTTTTTCCGATGCCGTGCCCTGACGCAACCGCAAGGCGGATGGGCTTGACGGCATGGATCCCGTCGAAACCGTTTGCGCGCACCTGCTGCCCGATCTCGTCCAAGACCTCGCATGCCCACTTGTCCGGCCCGAACTTGCTCCCTGGGTACTTCGAAGCCCAAGGCTCGGGAAGCGGAACGATCGACAGCTCGGGCGACTCGCCCCATGGGAAGGCCCACAGCACGAAGCGCAGCGGATCGTCATACCCCCGCGCCAGCTCTTCGGCAATGTCGTCTGACAGTTCATTCATAGAAAATTGTCCTCATGGAAAAAGCCCCCCGACTTCGGAAAGGAAGCCGAAGGTCGGTTGGTTAGGGAATGTCTTCGAAGTCGTCTTGAGCGGGCTGGTCCAGGTCGACGGCGCTCTTCAGCCGAATGCCTACTGCCAGAGCTTTGCCGTCGCTCTTGCGAAGTCGAAACGACACGCCCCTCCTCGCAAGGAGTTTCTTCAGCCGCTCGGTCAACATCCTAGGCCGCGCATCGAACGTCGACTCGTTCATGCTCTCAAGCCATTGGCAATAGCTCTCGAACAACTCTTTCGTCGACGGATCGTTCTCCTTCTCCGGGCGCCCGATCTCGCACCGCTCATCAAACCACTGGGTGACCAGATCGTGCGAGTCGACATAGGCGTTCGACGCGTCCTGCACCGACTTCGGCACCACAAGTCCCTCCTTCAGCTCTCCGTCTCGTCCCTCTAGAAGCCAATTGAAAATGCCCGAGCGCTCCGCCTTAAGCACCTGCGACAGCCCCTTGATGCGCATGGCGCGGTACTTGGGATCGTTCTCGAAGTCGTGCGGGAAGTCGATCAGACGAATGCGGCGGCGCATGGCGTTGTCCGCCCCCTGCATGTTCGGCGCAAAGTTGGTGGCAATGAAAAGCGTGAATCTGGCGGGAAACTCCTTCACCTCGGCGGCATACGCACCTCGTGCGGAGATCTTGTCCCCACCGGAAATGCGCTTCAAGTCCGCTGCGCGGAAAGACTCCCCGCTCCCGGTCTCGGAGCAGTACACGAACCTGGCACCCTGCAGACGCACAATGTCCGCACGATGCCCACTTGCCGGCGTGCCTTTGCGGCCGATGACGGTCTCATCGCTCAGCGCCTTCGAGTAGCCGCCCATCACCTCGCTGATCGTCTCAAGAAAACTTGACTTACCGTTGGCTCCGTCGCCAATGAGCAGGTAAAATGCCTCCTCATCCGGTCGGCCTGCCAGCATCTTGCCAAGCACCTTCTGCATGTACCACGCCACTTCTTCGCTTCCGAACCATGTGGAAACGCACTTGCGCCAGGTGGGGCAGTCCGCACTCGGGTCGTACCGCACATTGCAGTACTTCACCATCAGGGCATCTGGTGCATTCGGCACCAGATCCCTCGTCTTCAGGTTCACGAGTCCGTTCTCGACCGCGATGAACTCCTCCATCGCGTCCATGTCGTTCTCGTCGACGTAGAGCTCACGCGTACGGGTCAGGTTCTTCAGGAGCTTGTCCAGCATGGCGCTCTCGCCGTCGAGACAGCGCAGCTGGAACTTGGCCGCCGCCTTTTCTCGGGCTTCATCCCCAGCATCCCTCGCTGCCTTGATCTCCTCCGTCAAAAGCGAATTGAAGATCTCGTCACGAATCCTTGTGCAGATCGAAGCCTCCGGCCCGAGGCGGTCCCATTGCCTCGTAGCGGGCTCAAAGTAGTACCAGCGTTTTGCCTGTGGCGCATAGCGGAGGTGATCGCCCCAGTCGCGAAGCACACGGCACAGAAGCCCGTCTTCCGTGAAAGCCTCCGCTCTCGCGATGACCATTCGCGCTTCCCGAGCGATCGGCCACATCGTGAGCGAACGCAGGCCACGGTTATTGAACGTAGCCCACTTCTTCTCCACTTCAGCGAAACCGTCATACTTGGCGGCCTGCTGACTAAGCTCATCCCAGAGGGCAAGCCCCTCAGGCGACCCAGACGTCTCGTGGTGGATGCGCATGCCGTCCTGGTACCACGGGGTGTAGGAGCCCCACGACTCCACTCTCGGCGCCATCAGCTTGCGAATCTGGTCGATCGTGAGCCCGATCGGGCGCTTCGGTACGAGCTCTTCCGCCAGGGCTTCGTCAGCATCGACGGCAATCGTGCGCTCACTACCCTTGACCAGCGCCCACCCGTTGCTCTCAACGAACTTTTCGAATGTGTCGCAGAGCGTCTGAACGCCCTCATACGTCACCAAGGGAAGATCGGCCGCGGGGACGTCAGTCGGCTCCCCTGAGAGAAGCGCATACGGATAGCTGTAGGGAAGCCCCGTTTCCGGGTGGGTGTGGTACAGAACAATCTGCTGCCCCTTGCCCAGAACCTCCAGCTGTGACTTCGTGGACTCGTCACCGTTCTTGACGTACTCAAGCGTCGTCTGCTTCAGCCAACGGCCTTCAGCCCTGAAGAGGAGCGCAAACTTCGGGGCGCGACCGACACGGTAAACGGCCATCGCGCACGCAGGGTAAGCCTTGCAGAGGGCGTCAAAAAGCGCCTTCGCCTCCGCGTCGGTCCCGCGAAAGTCAACGTCGAGGGCGCAGATCGGCGTGTCGCCGTACCCGCACAGCACGCCGACGCCCTCACCCTCCGGCCGCTGTCGGCAAGCCTGGGCGGTGAGCGGAGAGTTCTGCCAGTTGGGCGTGGTCGGATGCTTCTTGCCTTTCGAGAGCGGAACCACGGGGTAGCCGGTCTCGACGAGCCTCGGCCCTTTCTCACGGATGAACGAGGTCATAACCCGAGCTCCTCTACTTTCTTGGCCAGAGGGGCGATCTCGGACATTCGCTTGACATAGAGCTTGTACAACCCGTCAATCACGTATTGCCGCGGCGTCGTATCGGATCGGTCACGAAGGCGAACAATCGTAGAGCAATGGCACCCTACTGCGCGCGCCATATCTGTATACGACACCCCTGTGGACGTTAAGTACCCAATCATCTCTTGACAGGTTGGAATAATTCGGTTGTTCATGTAGTCCTCTTGCATAAAGTTGCTTTACAATAGTATGCAACACTATACACGACAAAGGAAAAATATACAATTCTATGGCCTTATAGGAGACCCATCATGACGAATAAACAAACTTTCCTTGCAGATAACCTCTCCTTCCTTTCCACTCAGAGGGGCCTCTCCCTCATAGCGCTCGCGGAAAACACCGGCATAGACCCTTCCACCGTTTATCGTCTGGCCGACCCGGCCAATAGCCGCCAACCGAGGGCTAGAACCCTGCGAAGCTTGGCAGACTACTTCCATGTCGAGCCTTTTGACCTGCTTGAAAAGGATTTGCGAAACCCGTCTTTTACAAAACCCAATCAGGAGGGTTTGTTTGGCGAAGTCATACCCGCACGTAAAAGCGCTCCATTAGAAAAATCAGAACTAATTCCTCTCGTGAAAATTACGGACGCGGACGCCATCGATCCCTCTGTCATGTGTCTTTTCACAAACGATTACGACGCGCCCGCAGGTCTGTCTGGCTTCGCAGTTGAGAAGTGGATCCACCGCCCTTGCGGTGTTGAAGGCGCGGACATAATCGCATTTGAAATAATCGGGGACTCCATGGCTCCAAAAATTTTGAATAAAGATATCGTCTTTATTTCAAATTTTGAAAATGCCATTTTCAAAAACAAGCCGAGGAGCCCTTTTTCTGGGGAATACGTTTTTGCAAAAATGAGTATTGACGGCCGTTGCGTCGTAGGCGTGCGAAAAGTTTTAATTAACGATTTTGGTGAAACAACATTGGTCGCAGAAAACCCCTGCTTCACAGGAAAGACAGTTTCACTTCTCGTCCCTCTTGGCGTCGTTGTAGGGCTTTGCCGAGCGTTATGAGCTACTTCCCCGCCACGCGCTGTCTGGCGGCAAGGATGCGGGAGGCAAGAGAGCTGTCGGTCTTCGCCTCCACCTTGTCGCCGTACTTCTCCGGCGCCCATTTCTTCAGGAGGTCAAGCCGCGTCGACACCGCCAGCTTCCTCGCATAAACCGCGTCCCCCGTCTTCACGTCACGACTGAGCAGATTCCCGTCGTTGTCATACCGCTCGTACACGTCCTTCACCATCAGCGGATCCGTCGCCATCGCCAACGCCTCCTCGGCTAGCGCGTCAACGCCCTGCTCCCGAGCCTTCGCAACAGCCGCCTTCCACTTCGGATCCTTCGAGCACCATTGCGACAGCGCGCTGCGGCCAAGGCCCACACGCTTCGCAAAAGTCAGCATCATCCCGCCCTGCGCCAAGTAGGCACAGAGCGCGTCCAAGAGCTCCGGCGACTTCACCACCCGGCCCGTCTCCGCATCCGCCGGCAGATACTCCGGCACCTCGGGCAGCCCCACCATCGCCTCCGTCGCCACCCGACGCATCAGAGCCCTGTCCTCCTTCGTCAGCCCAGGACGACGCTTCCTCGGCCCCCACTCCGGACGCCAGTCCTCGTCCGGCGTCACGGGCTTGTAGTGCGCACGTCGCTTCGACGGGTCCATGTCGGACACCGTCTTGGGTGCCCCTTCATGCACGATCCTTACCACGGCTTCAGACGAGGCAGGAATGGGCGTTTTTGAGCACGCTGAGGCACCGAACAAACCTTCCCCTTGTGGTTGCTCGTCCGAGGGTGTCGACGCCGTAGCGGCCCTGCTAGAGAGCTTCTCGAGGATCTGAATCGATTTGATCTTGTTTGCGACGGTTTGAGCCATTGTGAAAATTTCCTAAAAAAATTTTTTGGACGGTGGGGCGCGGGAACTCGGAAAAAAGGGAAGTTCGAAAATGAAATTATTTTGGATGTGCCGGTCAGGCGAGGTCCCCCGCGGACGAGCGGCGAAATTGGGCCCCCACCCGGCCCCGACGAGCGCCTCAGCCGACCGACACCCGACGCCCCGCGCGGACGGTCACCCAGCCGGCCGGCAACACGGCCCGGCGGCGGCATCGGACGAAATCCCACGCCGTGCCGAAGGGCACGCCGAATCGGGCGGCGGCCGCGGTGACAGTCTCCCCGGCGGCCACACGCTGGCGGATTTCTTCGACCACAGCGTCGGGCCACCGGCACCGCGCAGAGTCCTCGCCGACCGGTCGCCCGGCGGCGCTTACGGCAATCGTCTTTGTCATGTGGTTTCCTCCTGCGCGGCGGAGTCTAGCCGCAATCGTCAAGCAAAAGCCGCAACCGTCGAACGGACGGGCAGGAATTCCCGCGCATCAAGGTGCGGCGGGCGGTGAGGCCGTGAGTTCATACAGAAATGCCCACACCGCCACGGGGCACCGCGGCCGCCGGTCGACATCCCAGGCGGCGGACGGCCCGCGCGCCCGCACCAAAAACCCGCACCACGGCGCGACGCGTCGGGTAGGCCAGAGCACCGCCAACCCCACGGCGCCACCCCACCGCACGCCGCAAAGCCGCAAAGCCGCACAGCAAGCCGTTTCCACGGGCTGGCGCATAGCATCCGGCGCCACCCTTCGGCCAGGGGGGATGCGCGGCCTAAAAAACCGCGGCAGTGCTTACGTGCTTATTTCGGTCAAAAACATAAACCCTCTATAGGCGTTTATAAGGGGGTACCCCCTTGATTTTCACGTATGAGAGAAGTTACGAGAGGGGGTAGATAAGCACGTAAGCACTGCCTTTTTCTTCGGCTAACTCACGAAAAATCGGAGTTGCGTTCCAACTCACAAAAAACGGCAGTTCAGTAAGTCCTATCGCCGCAATCCAACTAACAAAAAAACGGAGTTGCATGCCAACTCACAAAAAAGTGAGTAGAGGCGGCTGCCCACCGTGGCCTTGAGGGGGCCGGGGAAACTATGCCCGCCTATATAGAAAGCCTCCCAGGTGCGCCCGCGCCCGGGCTTTCTCTTGCGTATACGCGAAGAATGTTGATCCATATCAACGGTTGCGAAGATTCTTACACTGCATAGTATTGCGCTTAATTGCCTACTAATGCACAATACAAGCAACGAAAGGCGGCATATCGCCGCTTTAAGCAAATATATGCAGCTAGGACTCCACACCATGACACCCGCCATCATCGCTCACTACCTCGTCGCAATCGCCGTCATCGCCGTTTTCCTCACCATAGCGCTCATCCGTGAGGCCCTCCTTCGTGAAGCCGCCGACCGTCGCCGTGACGAAGAATTCGACCGCATGCGCGCCGCCGCCCGCGCCGCCGCCCGCCGTCGCACTGATGCCATCTATCTCGACTTCGCCCGCCGCGCCGGCGCCCCCGTGGAGCTCCCGGAGGACTGGGACCGCCTGGCCGACTGCCAGAAAGCTATCCGCATCGACGATCTCGAGAAGGTCGCCAAGCGCATCGAGCGCCGCGCCGCTTTCGCTGCTCGCTACGGCTGCGAGGTCAAGGCATGACAGCCCCCCGCGCTCTGGTGAACCGCCTGGCCATGTGCGCCGCTGCCCTCGCAGTGGCGGCGCTGGCCGCCGGCGCGGCGGCCTCATCGGTCGACCTGACCGCCGGCGCCTACACCGTCGCCGTGGTCAAGCTGGCTGCAGGCTGCGCTCTCTCTGCTCTTTTCGCTTCTCTCTCCGGCGCGCTTTTCGACGCTGCCGAAGACTAATCACTTACTTAACTTGCTAGGACTCATCATGACCACCACTATTAGCCCCGCTTGCCTTCTCCTTGACGCACTGACCGCCGCCGGCATTCGCACGGCCTGTGATTTCGATCCCGCCGATCTTAGTGTCCGGGACCCGGAATGTTTCGCCCGTCTGGTGAGCAATGCCGCCTACTTCCTTTCGGCGCCCGTCGCTGAAGGCCTCGAGGATGAATGCCCCGATGACGATGAGGCCGAAGAAAGCGCGCCTGACGCGTTCGAACCCCTCTCGCTGGAAATCTATCGCGCCGGCCGCGGCGGCTATATCGCCGATGTCAATTTAACCGTGGGCGGCCCCACGATTCGCGCTCGCTACGAATCCCGCTGGGAGCGCCTGACCTTGACGGCCTCATGGGGCGGCGATCGCCTCGAGGTGTCTTGCAATGACTGCCCGCTCATTCGCTGGATTGAAGCCGCCGAAGAGTTTGACCGCATCTAACCCCCACAAGCCCGCCCCGCCGCACCGGTGGGGTGCATATGAGAGCGCCCGGGCGTCCGGACGCTTTCACCTGCAAAACCGCAGGGGCTTTTTTCAACTCATCAGCTAGGACTCACTATGTACGCAAACACCTCCCGCGCGGCCCTTGACGCCGCCCACCTTTCCCCCGCAACCCCTCGCCCGATCGTGGACATGTACGACCTCGACATGTCTTCGTATGACATCGATCCGGACGGCCGCACGGTCCGCATCTATGGCGCGGCCTTTTTCCGCACCGCACCGCAGGACGGCGTGCGATTCACGCTGGTGCTGTCCCGCGCCGATCTGCGTGACGATGAGGCCCCTGCCTGGATCGATTTCGATTCCGATGACCTCGAGGCCGCCGGTCTCGCTCTGGCCGAAGAGACTGCCGAGGCCACATTGCTTGATGCGCTCCGTACGCCCGGGTTCAACGTTGCCGGAGCGCCGGCCGTACTCACGCCTTCGCTCATCGATTTCTATCTGCCTGCCATCCATGACGGCGCCGGCAGCACTGAGCACATCCGCGCCGCGTCCGGATGGTGCCTTTTCGCCGTCCCGTCCGACGAAGGTCCGGAGCTTACGGACGCACTGGCCTATCGACGCTACAGCGATGACTACCCGTGCTACGCAGCCCCTAGCGCGGCCGATTGGGCCGATGCGCGCGATCAGCTTGAGGGCCGTGTGCCCGAAGAAACGCTAGATGCTTTCGAGCGGTTTTATCTCGAAAACAAAATCGCTTGGGCGCAGGTCCAGTAATCGGTAAGTCACCGGCCGGCCGCTACGCCGGCCCCTCAGTCTCACTAAAAAGGAATTTCGTCATGCCTTCTCTTATCGCTCTCAAGCCCCGCGCCGTCGCACTGCTCCGCGCTGCCATTCTTTTCGCTGCAAAGGCTGATGCTCGTGAGCAGCTCACTGCTGTATGCGTCGACCCCGACCCCGCCGCCGGCCGCGTGCGTATCGTGGCCACTAATAAGCATGTCATGTTCATCGCTACGGCGCCGGCGCAGCTCTACGGAAAGACCGCCCCCGTGCTGCTCTCCGCGGCTTCGCTTAAGCCGGCGCTGTCCGCTTTCCGTGCCGCAGACATCCGCCGCGCCGGCGTTCTGACCATCGACCCCGGCAGCAGGTACGCACGCCTAGCGCTGGTCCTGGCTGATGCTAGTGCCGCGATTGAGGATGTGCTGCGCGACCGCGAAAACGAGATTGTCTCAGCGCTCGCAACGATGGCCGATGCGCAGTACGTCGACTACCGCCGCGCGCTTCCGATTCCTGGCGCGGTCCAGCAGGCCACGCCCCTGGCGGCGGTTAATCCGATGCTACTCGGGACGATTTGCAAGGCCGCGGAGCTCCTGGATGATCGTTCCAAAGTCGCGTCGCAGGTCCGTGTCCGCTTTTTCGCAGCGGACGAGCACGGGCCGCAGTGCGCTGCGATCGCATCCGACGCCATCGCGGCGGTCATGCCGATGCGCGCAGATTCTGCGGAGTATGCGGAGTATGCGGACGTGTACGCAACGATCTTTTAAGCCGCCCCGATCGCACTAGTCAACACCGGCCGCCTTTCGAGGCGGCCAAATTTGGAGTATTGAGCCATGACAGCAAGGAATTTCTACCGCGTCGATGCCGCCGGCCGAATCGAAAAACTTTCCGGGTCGATTTTGAAAGAGATAACCGGCGCGGCCACGGTGGCCGCCGCAATGGATGCGATTCGCAACGACATGGCCGGCCGCGAGGACTTCGCAGAAATTTGCTTTTCGTATCTCGAGGCGTGCGCCATAGCCCGCACGCGCAAGGAGCGCAGCGAATGATCTACGTAATCGCCCTACGTCAAGCCGCGCGGACTGGTGACCGCTGGCAGGTGCTGCCCCGTGCTTACTACTCCGTATGTGAGGCCCTGGCCGACGCCCGCCGCTCCCGCCTGCGTTTTCCGCTGCTGGTCTTCCGCGTAGTGCGCAGACCGACAGCCGAAAAGCTACCGGACATCTATCGATGGTAGCGCCCACGCGGCCGGTGTCATGCCGGCCCGCAGAGGAAAGCTTACAGCCCCGCGCCGCGGGCTTTTCTCTGCGCAGTACCCCGGGACTGCATACGCCGCCCCGCCCTTCACTTTCATTTTTTGGGAGGCTCTATCGTGAGTCTTGAAGCTGAAATCCGAGCCCTGACCGATGAGGTCAAGACCCTGGCCACCATCGCCCGCGCCATCGTCGCCGGTCGCTCTCTCAACGCCGACACGGCAGCGCCGGCAGACACGGCAGCACCGGAGGCCCCGGCCACTGTCACGCCCGAAGAGACGCCCTCGCCGGCCGCACCCGCACCCGCACCCGCGGCCCCTGCCCGCGCCGAAGCTGTCACCCCGACCGCTCCGGAACCCGTGGAGGATCCTGCCGAAGACGTCAAGGCTGAACTGGCGCCCGAAGCCGCCGCGCCTGCGGCAGAGGTCGAAAACGTGCCGAAGGACCCCGCCGGTTTCATGGCCGCGCTTCACGCGCTCGTCGTCGGCCGCTCCGACGCCAAGGATGTCATGCGCGCCGCACTTGAGGCCATCGGCGCAAGCTCTTTCCGCACGTTGGACAGCGCTCGCTACGCGGAGGCGCTTGCGGCCGTCAAGGCTGAACTAGCGAAGGCGGAGGCGTGACCATGGCTAAGCATGCTCTCATTAGCCCGTCGAGCTGCGAGCGTATTGGCTACTGCCCGGCGTCCGTCCTTCTTTCCAAGGACGCGCCGGAGGGCTGGAGCCCTTACGCAGAAGAAGGAACCGCGGCACACCGCTGGTGTGAGCTCGAGTTGCGGGCGAAGTTTGCGGGCCGCGACCTAAACCGCGCCGAAGCCGCAGAGCGCGCGGCCATCAAGCTGTCTCACGACGGCATGGAACCCCACGTGCGCGAGTATGTGTCCCACGTGGCTGAACTGGCCGGGGGCGCTCTCTATCGCGCCGTCGAGGTCCGCCTGCCGGTCACGCCGATCACGGGCGAGCCCGACGCCTTCGGCACTGCCGACTGCGTGGTTATCGACGGCGACGGTGTGCTCCACATCATCGACTTCAAGTACGGCGCCGGCGTCAAGGTTGAGGCGAAGCACAACGCGCAGCTCGGCGTCTACGCGCTTGCCGCCATGGCTGAACTAGACCCCGAAGGCATGATGTTCGGCATCGAAAAGGTCGTGCTCCACATCGTCCAGCCGCGCATGGACAACATCAGCGAGTGGGCGGTCGACCGTGCAGCACTTGAGGGGAAGTTCTTCACGAATATCCGCCGCGCGGCCGATCGTGCGCTCCACCTGGTGGCGCATCCCGAAGACCTGAAGGAGGACTACCCCTTCCTGCCGCTCGAGGGCTCCGGCATGACGCCAGAAGGCGACTTCGCGATCCCGAACGATCACATCTGCCGCTTCTGCAAGGCGAAGGCGATCTGTCCGATCCTGCATCGGTCTACGGTGGAGGCGCTCGAAGCGGACTTCGAGGATCTCGCTGACGGCACCGAGGCTGAACAAACCGCGCCCGTCGCCGTCGCGCTCCCGAGCTCGATCCCCGTGCCGACCACGCCCGAGCGTCTGGCGGCTGCATACAGCTGGCTCAAGGTGATTCGCATGTGGTGCGACGCCGTGGAAGGCGCCATGTACGACCGTCTCAACAGCCATGGCGAGACCGAAGGCTACAAGCTCGTCGCGGGTCGCCCTGGTCCGCGCAAGTGGACGGATGCCGAAGCCGCCGAGGCTGAACTGCGAAAGGCGCTCAAGGTCGATCAGGCATACGACCGAAAGGTGATCTCGCCGACCACAGCCGAGAAGCTCCACAAGGCGGGCGAGATCGGGCCCAAGTACTGGGCTCGACTCTCAAACCTCATTGGCCGAAGCGACGGCAAGCCTCTGATCGTGCCCAGCACGGACGAGCGCCCCGCATTGACGCCGCAACTCGAGAACGACTTCGACGATCTCGACCCCAAGGCTGAACAAGCCAATTAAACCCTGTCATTTTTGAAGGAAACACAAATGGCAAAACTTACTGCTGAAGAGCGCAAGAAGCTCCACCTCGTGCTGCGCAAGGTGCGCATCGCCTACCCGGAAGTCTTCGAACCGAAGCACAACGACCTCTCTGGCAAGGACGAGTACTCCGTGCAGGTTCGCCTCTACGAGAACAACCCCGAGCACATGAAGATCGTGGAGATGATTAACGCCGCGAAGGAAGTGGCCGCTAACGCCTTCTGGGGTCGCGACGCCAAAGCCTTTAATGCCCGTGTCGAGAAGATCGATAACAACAAGGGGCTCCGTCACAACGACGAGGGCGGCTTCTACTTCCTGAGTGCCAAGCGCCGTCCCGACCAGCAGGCCCCGCGCATCGTCGGTCGTGACCGCACGGTTGAACTGCGCCCCGAGGACGGAAAGATCTACAGCGGCGCTGTCTGCAACGTTGTCGTGGATCTCTGGTGCTACAGCGGAAAGGCGAAGAATGGCACGCCCATCCAGCCGGGTTTCTCCTTCACGCTCTGTGGCATCCAGTTTGTTGAAGACGGCGAGCCGATCGGCGGCGCTTCCGTCGCCAAGGACGATGACTTCGATGATCTGAAGGCGGACGACGATCCCGACTTCACCGACATCCCGTAAAGCGCTTACGTGACTTTGAACAAAGCCCCCTCTTCTCCCCAGAGGAGGAGGCTTGATCCAGAGCCGCGGGGGAAACCGCTCGGAACGCAGAGCCGTAGCGGGTCGGGTGATTCATCAGGCAGTAATGCCGGAGCTCTAGCGCCACGATCACACAAGGATGAGCATCTGCAGCTCTTGCCGCACGGCAAGCCCTCATCCTCCCTCAAGGGCTCCCCAGTTTTTTCAAAGGAGTCTCACATGGATCAACTTCACAAGCCGACAGAAGATGAGCGGCAACGCCGCATAGGGCGTCTCGTTGCCGGCAAAGAGATCGTAGATGTCGTCGGCTGGTACGCGACGCCTTCGGCCGCGAAGCGCTGGCTTGTCGTCGCCCATTGCCCCTTCTGTGGGAAGCCCTTCAAGGTGAAAGAACTCAGCCTCTACAGCAAAGCCGTCAATTGCGGATGCCGCCCCCGTGCGAACGGCGTCGCGTTGCGCGAGAGCGGGAACCTCACGATAAGAGTCGATCGATGCTCGATCGCGGAGGGGGAACGCCGACGCGAAGAAGCGATCAAGGCCGCGGCAGTCCGCCGGCATGACAAGGCTGAACGAGACGGCCCGCTGTACGTGCCCGAGAACCCGTCTCTTAAAAAGTGGTATGGGCGGGATGCGATGGACCGGTTCACGAAGGATCGAGTCCTCGTGTACTGGATGACGTTGGACCGCGCCGCCTGCTGCCCCGCATGGCAGGACTTCGAGAAGTTCTACGGCTGGGCGATCCGCAACGGCTACTCCCGTGAAAAGGTGCTCGTACGCCTTGACCCGACCAAACTGATGAGTCCTTTGACTTGTAAATGGAGTCTTCCATGAAATACCTTTTCGCGGACCTTGAGACCTTCTCTCCGCTCAATCTCCCCCAAGTCGGCAGCTTCCGTTATGCGGAAGACTGCGAGATTCTGTTGTGGGGCTACGCCATCGACACCGAACCCGCCCGCGTCTGGGACTGCACGAACCCGCAGACCAAAGAGATGCCCGAAGCGCTTGCCAAGGCGCTCAAGGAAGTGCAGGCGGGCGAGCGCAAGATCGTCTGGCACAACGGCATGATGTTCGACACGGTTGTGCTTGCCGCCCACGGCTACCACATCCCACTCGAGATGATCGTGGACACCATGGTCATCGCCTATCAGCACGGGCTCCCCGGCGCTCTTGGCGACCTGTGCGACGTGCTCCGCATGCCGACCGACAAGGCCAAGGACAAGGACGGCAAGCGCCTCATCCAGCTCTTCTGCAAGCCGCAGCCGGAGTGCTACAAGGTGCGTCGTCATGACCGCTACACGAAGCCCGAGGACTGGATCAAGTTCGTCAACTACTGTCGCCTGGACGTGGAAGCGGAGCGTGAGCTTTTCAAGGCGCTGCCCAAGTGGAACTGCACGGAGTGGGAGCATCGTCTGCAGGTGCTCGATGCCGAGATCAACCGCCGCGGCATGCAGATTGACGTCGACCTTGCCGAGGCCGCGGTTGAACTATCCGAGCGGAACAAGAAGCTCCTGGCCGAGGAGACCCAGCGGCAGACGAACGGTGAAGTCGGCGCCGCCACGCAGCGTGATGCGCTCATCGACTACATGGCTCGCGAGTACGGCTGGAAGATCGACACGATGACGAAGGCCGAGCTCGAGAAGCGCGTGGACGATCCGTCCGTGCCCGAGCCTGTTCGTGAGCTTCTGAAGCTCCGCCTCATGTCTACGAAGACCTCGATCCAGAAGTTCAAGGCGCTTCTGCGTCGTGTCAACAAGGACGGTCGCATCCGTGGGGGGCTCCAGTTTCGCGGCGCGGCGCGAACCGGCCGGTGGGGCGGCCGTGGTTTCCAACCTCAAAATCTGGCCCGTCCCACGATGCCGCAGAGAGAGATCGACTTCGCGGCAGCCGTGCTCAAGGACGGAACGTTCGAGTGCTTCTACGAAGACCCGAGCTCGGTTCTTCCCAACCTTCTCCGCGGCGAGATCATCGCACCTGCCGGCAAGAAACTGATCGTCGCCGACTACTCCAACGTGGAAGGGCGTGTGCTCGCTTGGCTCGCTGGTGAAGAGTGGAAGCTTCAAGCCTTCCGAGACTTCGATGCGGGGCACGGGCACGACTTGTACAAGTTGGCCTACGCCCGAGCCTTCGGCGTGAAGCCTGAGGACGTGACGAAGCCCCAGCGCCAGATCGGCAAGGTACTCGAGCTCGCGCTCGGGTATGGCGGAGGAGCCGCGGCGTTTGCCCGTTTCGCATCTGGGTATGGGATGGACCTCAACGAGATGGCCGAGTACGTGAAGTCGAGCGCACCGCGCGCCAACTGGCTCGATGCTGCCGACAGCTACTCGTTCTTTGCAGAAAAGAAGATGACGGGAGGGCTTGAGCGCGAGGCCTTCATCGCCTGTGATGTCCTGAAGCGCCTGTGGCGAAAGACGAACCCTAAGATCGTCCAGTTCTGGGCGAACGTCGGGCAGGCCGTGCAGAAGGCCATCGTCTCTCGAGAGAGTGTCCGCGTCGGCTATGTCGCCTTCACCAGGACTGAGAGCTTCCTCGTCATCCGACTGCCGAGCGGCCGTCTGCTCTGCTACCCGTCGCCGAAGACGAATCCGGGGGTCGGCAAGGACTCGTTCACCTATATGGGCGTTAATCAGTTCTCGCGCAAGTGGGAAAAGATCGAGTCATACGGCGCGAAAAACGTGGAAAACATTACCCAGGCAGTCGCTTGCGATCTCCTCTCCGAAGGGCTTCTCCGCATGGACGCTGCGGGCTACAAGACCGTGCTGACCATCCACGACGAAGCGATCACGGAAGCGCCCGACACCGACGAGTTCACCTTCCAGAAGATGGAGCACCTGATGTCGACGCTGCCCGACTGGGCGCCCGGGCTTCCTCTCGTAGCGGCGGGCTACGAAGCCTACAGATACAGGAAGGACTAGGCCATGGAAAAAGAGAAAGACCTGCGCCTGACGCCTCGCGAGTTGGAAATCCTACAGCTCACAGCAAAGGGCCTCGAGCAAACGCAGATTGCGGAAATCCTGGGCATTTCGTTCGCGACTGTCGTCGCGCACAGGAAGAAGCTCTTTAAGAAGCTGGGTGTCCACAACGCCGCCGAGGCGGTTTACGAAGCCTTCCAAATGGGGCTTTTAAAGGTTCAAAAATGAAAAAGCGAAACAAGAAGTACCGTCCGAAGCGCACGCACGCCCCTTCTTTCATTTACTCCCTGACGCTGGGGGAGTTGACGGAGGGGGACCGCGCGAGGTCGGACATCCATCCGTACGTCCACCTCGATGTTCTGCGACGTGGCGAGGGGAACGAAGAGGACGCATGGCACGTCCAGTCCGCGCTTCGCCACGCGTGGGTTCTGAGCCAGGGGTTCGAGGAGAAGACGACGATGAGGCTCACTTTCCTTCTCGCGTTCGCCTCGCTCAACCGCATGGCGCAGCTCAAGAAGCGGGAAGACCCTGAGCTGCCGGATGCGCTCTTCGAGCCCGTCGACCTGGCGCTTGAGTATCTGAAGCAGATGAAGGATTCGTGCAACCGCTCCGAGCTCCTGAAGTCGATGTGGGCGCTTGAGGCGTCCGGTCACATCTTCGACATCCCGACAGGCTCCGGCTTCCTTGTCGACCCCGTCAACGATGACGACTTCGACAAGGTGCAGGGCCGAGGAGGCTTCGCGGTCATCAACAAGAAGACCCGACGAGGTTGGATTGAACGAAACGAAGCCATGAACCGCTGGGAGTGGCACTGCCATGACGAAGATGTCGTGGTGCCGATAACCAAACCCTTTGTCCTTTTACTTTACACACCTATCAAACCATGAATTGCATCACCCATCAATACCCTTTGCCGACCTGCGCCATCCACGGCGAAGACAGCTCTGTGCGTGTTACCGCCCGCGTGGTCGGCGTCTCCAAGGTGGGCATGCCCAAGGTCGTCATCGACATGGATGGCGTCAAGGGCATCCCGCTGACTGAGATCCACAAGCTCGAAACCTTTCTGACGAGTGTCTACGACTGGCGCCGTCTCGCGTTCAACAAAGGAGAGATCAAGTGAACGACAACATCAACCACCCGAAACATTACGAAGATGCGGGCTACCTCGTTCAGCCCATCGACGTGTGTCAAGAGTTGCCCTTCTGCCTGGGCAATGCCGTCAAGTACCTCTGCCGCGCCGGCAATAAGGCGGGGTGCCCCGAGCTCGAGGACCTGAAGAAGGCCCAGTGGTACCTCAATCGACAGCTTGCCCTCCTCGACAACGGCTCCATGGCCGCTGTTCTGTCGGCCAGAGGGGCCTGTGCCGCACGCTTCATCGCGGAGAAGCACAACGGTCCGCTCCGTTGGCTGTTCGAGAACGGGATCTGCGGTGCCGCTGCCAACGGCTTTGTCGTCCCGAGGACGGGTGTTGTCTCCTGCTTAGCGGCAGTGCGCATGGCCATTTACCAACTCGTCGAGCAGAAGGAGGACGAAGAATGACGATCACCCCATGGACGATTTACCTCATCACGTTACTTGGAGACGTCAGGGATGCCGCCAAGCTTTTGACCGTTGTCGGAGCCGCAGTGGTTGCCCTTCAGGTTCTGTATGTCTGTCTTTGCTTCGACGTAGCCATGAAAGACGTCACGGTCATTGAAAAGCTTAAGGAGATGAAAGGGTTCTTTAAGAAGGTTGCTGCGGCCACTGCGGTTTGCGGCGTCATCACGATCCTCGTCCCCAGCAGCACGACGCTCGCGGCCATGTACGTCCTGCCTGCAGTCGTCAACTCCGAACTGGTGCAGGAGCTTCCGGGCGAACTTGTCGAGCTGGCCAGAGGCTACGTTAAGAATTTGATTGAGGAGCAGAAGAAGTGAGATACAGACTCAAAGACCGCGAGTTGCAACGCAAGCTCGACGAGGCTACCGATGGGGAGTTCTCCCGACGGCTTCAAAACGACCGTGAGCGTATGGACGGAATAATCCTCATCGGCTGCATGGGCATGATAGAGGATAGAAGACGACATAACCACACCAAGCTCCTGAGGATGACGCTTTGCTTCGCACCGGACGAGATCGAAGAAGTCGCAGAGTACGACCCGCACGGATGGAACATCTTCCCAGAGGTCGAACCTCCGGAAGGCGTATTGATGCGCGTCGAGTGCCGCGATGGAAGAAAGGCCTGCGCCAAGTATCGGCTCTTTATCGAAGGAGGCTCATGGTGCGATGTCAATGGTGGGGCTTGGCCTGAGGCGTACAGCCAAAGCGTTGCCCGCTTCCGCCCGTGGGACGAGGAGGACGAGGAATGAGTGAATTCGGAACCATCGAATGGCAACGGTACGGCGCAGACGATGAAGCAACGCACCCAGACACCGGAAAAGAACTAATCATCATCGCTCTGAAAGGCGGCAAGCCCGTGTTTATCCCCCGTGGATATTTCGGCCTGGGCATCGAGTTCTTCTACGAGGTAAAGGCCGCCAAAGGCTGCAAGGTCACGAAGCGAACCGAGTACAAAGTCGAGGACTTCGACGACATCGCATGGGCTTATCTTGACATTCCGTCGTGGTGGGTCAGAAAGGAGGACAAGGAATGAGACCTGAAAGAGAATACAGACGCATGGCAATCGTCGCTTTGGACTTCATCCAGAAGTACGCGACTGCAGGAAAAGAGGGCTGGAAAGGTCAAACTCCTCCGACCATGGAGGAAGTCGACTCGGTTATCCGCGACCTGTCCTATTTCGTTGGAGCGCTGAAGGACTATCGCTCGATCCGCATCCAGATGATGAAGGAGGCTGAAAAATGAAGGACTTCTGGGGGTTCTACTGGTTAATGCTACGACTCCTTCTGGCGGTCGCCGCCTGCGCGTTCGTGGTAGGCGCCCTCCTTGCCCTGCTGGAACACCTGCTTGGCGACAGTACGCTCGTGCGTCTCGCCCAGTTGGGGGTAGTCATCGCCATCGCTCCTGTCATTGGGTACGAAGCCGGCAAGCTTCTCGGGAAGGACCTATGACGCCTGAAGGAAAACTCGTAGCCTACCTGTGCAAGCGGGCGAAGGCAGAAGGCTTCCGTGTGCGCAAGCTCTCCTACGAAGGGCGCCACGGAGCGCCGGACCGACTGATCCTTGCGCCGGGCGCAGCCGTCTTCGTGGAAGTGAAGGCGCCGGGGCAGCGGCCCCGCCCTGAGCAGACGCGCGAGCTTGCCATCTTCAATGACAGCGGGCTTCACGCCTGCTGGGTGGCGTCCAAGGAGGGCATTGACAGCGTGCTCACGGAGCTCTCGCTTCGCTCCTGGCACGCGCTGGAGGAAGACCCGTATGTGTGATGCCCTTTTCGGGATGTTCGTTACGCTGCTCCCGCTCCTCGCCGCCGGGCTTGTCGCGTGGATTCTGTCCTGGTGCGAAGACAAGGGGAAATCATGAAGTTCACCCCTCGCCCCTATCAGAGGCTGATCGTCAACCACATCCTCTCCCGCGAGCGGACTGCCGTGTGGGCAGGCATGGGTATGGGCAAGACTAGCTCGACGCTCTACGCCATCAACCTTCTCCAGTCGGTAGAAGGCGTAGGCCCCGCGCTGATCCTCGCCCCGCTCCGTGTGGCCGTATCGACGTGGCCGGATGAGGTCGCCAAGTGGGAGGACTTCTCCCACATGCGCGTCTCCGTCCTCTACGGCTCGAAGGCGCAGAGGAAGAAGGCGCTCAATGAGAAGGCCGACATCTACTGCGTCAACTACGAGTCCCTCCCCTGGCTGGTCGAGGAGCTCGACGGCAACTGGCCGTTCGACATCATCGTCGCCGATGAGGCCACGCGCCTGAAGAGCTTCCGCACCCGCTCGGGTGGGTCCCGTGCCAAGGCCCTTGGCTCCGTGGCGTGGCGTTCCGAGTTCTTCATAGAGCTCACAGGGACACCCGCCTCGAACGGGCTCCTCGATCTCTGGGGACAGTTCTGGTTCTTGGACAAAGGCGAGCGCCTTGGCAAGACGATGCGCCGATACCAAGAGGTCTACTTCACACCGATACGCGTTGGCGCCAACGCCTTCGCGGTGAAGTACGAGCCCCGCGGGTTCGCCGAGAAAGCGATCCTTGAGAAGACGCAGGACATCGCGCTCAAGCTCAACGCCGAGGACTGGTTCGACATCCAGAAGCCCATCGTCATGGACGTGGAGGTAACGCTCGACGAGAAGGTGATGAAGGCGTACCGAAGCCTCGAGCGGAACCTCTACGTGGAGCTGGGCGAGTACGCCGTCGACACGGCCAACGCGGCCACGAAGACGTCTGCCTGTCTGCAGCTTGCCTCCGGCAACCTCTACAAAGGCGAGGAAGTAACGCCTGACTTCGAGCGGCTTGCCGAGGCGAAGGCCGCACAGTCGGTAGAACGCGTCGACGGAGGGACGACGAAGCCTTACTTCCACGTCCACGACAGCAAGCTCCGTGCGCTCGCATCCATCGTGGAAGAGGCCAACGGCATGCCGATCCTCGTGGCGTACCAGTTCAAGCACGAGCGCGACAGGATCCTCTCCTACTTCAAGGGATCCCGCGTGCTCGACAAGAACCCGCAGACGATCCGCGACTGGAATGCCGGCAAGATCCCGATGCTCCTTGCGCACCCCGCCTCGTGCGGCCACGGCCTCAGCATGCAGGACGGCGGGAACATCCTCGTCTTCTACTCCACCGGGTGGAACCTCGAGGAGCACGAGCAAATCATCGAGCGCATCGGACCGACACGACAGGCGCAGGCGGGGCATCCGCGCCCCGTCTTCGTCTACAACATCATCGCAAAAGACACTCTGGACGAAGCCGTCCAGGAAAGAATTACCACCAAGCGCAGTGTCCTTGACCTGCTCATGGAAAGGAGAAAAGCATGAAACCGCAAGAACTGATGACCGCAAAGCAGGTGCGCACCTATGTAGGGTGCGCCCCCAACACCCTTACGAAGGCTGTGCGTGAAGGGCGCTTTCCCGCTCCTGCCCTCATCCTTGGCCGTCAACGCTGGCGGAAGGCGGACGTGGACGAGTACCTTGAGAAGGCGTTCAAAAGCGCACAAACGCGTCGAGTTGGGGCATGAGAGAGAATCCGTAGTCCAGACTAAGAATGCGCGAGGAATAGAGGCATTTCGAGCCGACACCTCGCGCATTTTTGTAAGGGGGGTTCACTATGGGTGAATTCGCTAGTAAAGGGGTCGCGGGTAGCGGCCTGGGTCTCGGCATTGCCGGGACCGCGTTGGGGCTTCTCAACGCTAATGGAAACGGTGGCGGCCTTCTTGGCGGGCTGTTTGGCGGCGGCAATTGTCAGAACGCTCAGGCTGGCATGGCGCTCAATGCTCTGGCTGAAAAGGACGCGAAGATCGCGGAACTGACGGCCATGCGCTACAGCGACAACCAGGATGCGGCGGTCTACAAGCAGACGCTTGCCGACAACAGGACGCTTCGAGACGAGATGTACGCCTACATCACGCCGATTGCGCAGGAGTCCGCGGCCAATCGCGAACGCGTGGCGGTGCTCGAAGCACAGCAGAAGTGCGAAGCTGAAAAGGCTCAGCTGCGCGAACAGATCATCACGCAGAAGATCGACCGCGTCGCCTCCGACTGTGCATGCGGCCTCAACAATCTGGCCACCGAGGTCGGCTGTCTCAAGGCTCGTGTCAACGCCATCACGAAGGAGGTCGTGCCGCTTGGCGCAATCTGCCCGCAGCCGATGCCCCGTTACAACGAGTGGACGTCTCCCGAAGGCGCGACTCAGGTGACGGTCTCCAATCCCGCCCGAACGACGGCGCAGCAGTAACCGGTAGGAGCGCGTCATGAACGTTGAAGTCTCCCAGATACCGACGATTGCCAGCGAATTCATCACCACGGTGGTCATGCCGAAGGCACCCACCGGGCTCCTGAAGTTTGGCATCGGCTTCGTCTCCCCCTACATCCGCGACGCCGTAGCGGTGCGTGTCGAGCAGTCCCTGCCGACGCTCAAGATGCTCGGCATCGTGGACGAAGGGAAGGTTGATCTTGACCGTGCATCCGCGGCCGCCTACGCCGCGCTCGAAGAGGCCGGCGGCAAGGTGGAGCTTAGCGGCTACATGGTCGACAAGGCGGACATCGACGCGCTCCTTGAGATCGCGAAGAAACACGCGGTCGAATAAGGAGAAAGTCATGGACTTGAAGGACATGCGAAAGATGCAGGGCGAGCGCACCGAAGAAGAGCTTCTGGAGAAGATCGACAAGATCCTCGACGACGCTCGGGACGGTCACTACAGCCTGACATCCCAGAACCTGGAAGATCTTTGTGAAGCGTGGGAGTGCATCAAGCACATCCGCACGGTTCTAGCAATGGATCGTTAACCACGCAGGGGGCGGATTATTCGCCCCCTACGCCAATAGCGGAGAGCGCCATGTAGATGTACTTCATTGCGATTAGATATGCGGCAAAGGACGCGGCAAGGGCTGCGCGCATGTTTCTGTTTTGGGACAGTTCAATCAGCAGTTCGCGCTCCTCTGGTGGGCGGTTCGTGTCCTTTGCATACATCGTCTTAACCGCAGAACTTAGCCAATATGTAGCGGATACAAACGAAACTACCGCGACAAGAACATCCAATATCGTCAGAAACATTTCCCAAAAACCATGCCAGAGAAAGATCCAAATTCGTGGGCGTCGCTTCGCGCAGTGCTTCCGATTCTTTTCGGAGCAGGCGGTGGCGTTATCAGATATTACTGCCTCATCAAGTCAGGCCGTACGTTCAAGTTTTTCGAGTTCGTCGGGGACATGCTGTCCTCTATCTTCGTGGGATGCGTCCTGTACATGTTGGCCGAGGGTCTTGCACAGCCGACGGAGATCAGTGCGGTATGCGCCGCCATTGGCGGGAACATGGGGGCAAGAGCCTTCCAAATCGTTGAGAGTTTTTTTGAAAAGAAACTTGGCATACAGGAGAAAGCCCATGAGTGAAACGAGAGCCCTTACGGCTTGGCCGGTCGAGTTGGCCGCAGACTTCATTGAACAATGGGAAGGCTTCCGCGAGACGGCGTACCTATGCCCCGCGGGCGTGCTCACCATCGGCTTCGGCCACACCGGCCCCGACGTGAAGAAGGGGCAAGTCGTGACGTACAAGGAAGCCTACAACACGCTCATTGAGGACCTCAAGCGCTACGCCTCGGGCCTTGCCTTCTGGGTGAACGTCTACCTTACCGAAGGCCAGTACGTGGCGCTCATGAGCCTCGCGTACAACATCGGCGTGGACGGCGTCGTCCACAAGTGCCCGAAGCTGATGCGAGCGGTCAACGCAGGCGACGCGGAAGAAGCCGCCCGCCAGTTCTTGGACGTGAACAAGGCCGACGGGAAAGTCCTGCCGGGGCTCACGCGCCGCCGTCAGGCCGAAGCGAAGCTCTATCTGGGAGAGTGACAATGGACTGGGAGGAAAGACTGATCAGAGAAAGAAACGAGCTTGAGGACAGGCTCGACCGTCTATGCACCTTCATGGTCGGGTTCACCTACCCGAAGCTAGACCAGCGCACGAAGTCCTTGCTTCGCATCCAGCGTGGGCTGATGGAGGACTATCTCGAGGTTCTGGAGATGAGACTTGAACACCCCAAACGCGAGGCAAAAGACTGATGTCTGACATAGACATTTTCTTCGTCGGGCTCTTGATTTTCATCTTCGCATCGGGCGACTGGTCATGGGTTGGCGTAGCGCTCATGGTGATAGGAGCACTGAAATGAAGGACAAGATCATCGCGGTCGTCGCGCTCACCGCCGCCTCCCTTGGCGGCTACCAGTTCGCGGCCGCGCTCTACAGCGAAGACATCGCCACACTGAAGGAAGATTACGCCACGCGCTCACAAGCGCTGGAGGAGAAGTATCGTGCAAAGGAACAATCAACCATCCAGAAGCTCTCGGAAGCATGGGCGCTGCGTGATGCCGCTCTTGGCCACGTCGATGATTTGTCTGGCGAGCTTGAGCGGGTGCGCCGTGAAGCCGACGCCGCCCGCCGTCGAATGTCCGCAGCCCGCGCCGCTGCCTGCCGCTTTGAGCGAGAGCAGCTTGCCCGATGCACAGACCTTGTCGAGCGAGGCGCAGACCTGGTTCGCAGAGGTGTCGAGCTTTCTGAGCGAACTGCGATAGACAAGGACGCCGTGGTCCACCTAACAAAATAGGCCGCTTTGTGCTAACTTATGCCTGCTGGTTTTACTAGCAACTACTCCGAAAAAGTGGGACTTCAGTTGAACGATTAACCCCCAGGGATGCACACTCCTTGGGGGTTTTCTTTTACACGTTCGGAAGAAGATAGTCTGCCCACTCTTGCATCAGCTTGCGCCTCTGCTCAAGGAGGTCGTCTCTCTGATACGCGCGGAAGACGTTGCTCCCCACCGCGTGCATCAGCTGCTTCTCCGAGACGAGGAAGTTCTTCTCGTTCTTCGCGCACCAGTCGGAGAAGGTGGAGCGCATACCGTGTAGCGTCATGTCAGCACGACCGCTCGCGTGCTTAATCGCATAGAGCGCGGTCCCTTGGTCAATGGCCGATCGCCCACGCCCCTGGAAAAGGTAGTCCCCACTGGTATCGAGCCGGTCGACCAGGCGAAGTAGCTGGCGCGTGAGCGGCACCACGTGGGGGTACGGCTTCTTGTCCTTGCGGCGTTCTTGCGGCACGGAGAAAGTCTTCTCCTCAAGGTCGATCTCGTCCCACTTCCCTTTGATGTATTCGTTTGCACGGCCCGCGGTGAGCGCGCCGAAGACTACAGCGAGCGATCCCACCTTGTCTTCCATCCACAGTTTTCCGATCAACTCTCGGAGCTCTTCGGGAGTTATCGCGGCGTGGTGCTTTTCCGGCATTGAGCGGCGTACGAGCCCCATGGGCGGGAGCGAAGCGTCAAGGCACCCTTTCCACTCCGCGGGGTTCGACTGGATGAGCCCTTCACCCTTCGCGACGTTGAGGACGCCATAGAGGCGCATGCGGAGGTCTTTTCCTCTGCGCGGTTTCGTCGTCCACCACTGGCGGAGAAAAGACGCCACGTCGTCGCGGGTGATTGCATCCAGCCGCTGTGCGCCGAATGCTTCTTTGAGCCTGTTGATGTCGCAGCGCCAAGCGGCCTCTGTGTTTTTCCCGGTGAAACTGCGCAGGTACAGAATCTTCTCGAAGGCGTGGTCGGCATACTCGCTGAAGGTCGGCATGGACGCCTTCACCTCGGCGGCTTTCTTCTCCGCATTCTCTCTGGCAATCTTATCCTTGGGGTCGACGCCCTGCGCCACCAGCGCCTTGAGCGGCGCCACCTTGGCGAGGACGGCGGATAGGGGTTGCGTCCCGGACCCGAGGCCGAGTTCACGGCGCTTACCGTTGAGCTGGTACTTGTACAGCCAGGAGCGGCTGTGCGTCGTCACGCGCAGATAGACGCCGCGTTCGTAGCAATGGATGCCGATCGGCAGGGTTGGGATGGACTTCACGTTGAACATACACTTCTCATACAGTTGGGTTGATGTTGGATGCGGTGATTTAGCACACTTTGAAGCACTGCAAACTCACAAGTCGTATGAGATTGAGGCATTTTGACTCTTCTTAGCCTAGCATAAAGCTAACGAAGTTACGCCGTGGCGGCGGGCAGCGTTGCGTTCGCTCAGGAAAAGCTCGGCATGCGCGTCTGGGCAGACCAGGGCTCGGTCCTCACGCGCCGTCTCGGTCTCAATCACTGGCCCGCCCTCGTGAAACTCACGCCGTCGGAAATCTCCGTGTGGACACCTGCGCTCAATGCCGATGGGATTCCGGATTCGCCCGTCCCCGCCGGCCTTGCTTCGAAGGAGTCGATCGACCTCTCCGCACCCGCCGTGCGCCCCGCCACAACGAAAACCCTCCGTTAACGAGAGAGCCGTCATGAATTTTGTGTCCACGTTCGGCGCTGCCGCCCTTTCCTGCCTTCTTCTCCCCGCCACCTTCGCTTCAGGACCCGCAGGCACTGCTCTCGAACCCTCGCCCGCCACGATTGCGCCCAGGGTCCGTGAAGTGGAGAAGGCTCTGTCTACTGAGCTCGCCGCCGCGCCTTCCGCTTCTTCGTCTCCTGAAGCCTCTTCGGACTCCAGGTCCGACAACTCGAATCCCTGGCGACCCCGCATCACGATTCTGCTCGACACGGGGATGACGTCCTCGCTCGTTGAGACGGCGGCCGAGGAACTCAAGCTCGTGGGTGACGCTGCGGACGTCGAGGTCCTCGTTCGAGGTCTCCCCGTGACGCGCACCCCGACGGGTTACCGGACCGACTTCGAAGCAACGTCCGAACGTCTTGCGCCGCTCGTTGACGCAGGCTTCGGAGCCGCGATCCATCCTGAACGCTTCGCCTTCCTTCTGACCCTTGCCGAAGAGGGTCTAGAGGCGGGCGGCAGGCTCGATGCGAGGACCGAAGAGGTTTACGAAGTGATGACCGCCGCGCCCACCGCACCCGCCGTTCTCCTCACGATCGGCCGCAGCGTCTATGCGGTCTCGGGCACGGCCTCCATCGTCTCGGCCCTTTCTCAGTGGCGTCGCACGCTCGCCGAGGCCGTCATGGACGAATCGGACCGCACCCGCGTCGCCGCCCTTCAAACCGTACTCGACGGAACGCCGCTCGGCCGAATCGCGCCCTGAACACCCAAAACCGCCCCCAGAAACCCAATCTCTACACCTCTTTGAGAGCCATGACCCGTACAGTTCCCGTTCGATGTCTCATTTCACTCATGACGTTCGCGCTCGGTCTCTCCATTGCCCTGCCCTCGCACGCCGTGACGGTTGCCGAGGCCGTTGCCGCTGCGCGCAACACTCAGCTTCCCGACATCGACGGGATCATGGCGAACCACGACGGCGTGCTTGATGCCGTGGGCGGCGGGTCGACCGAAGGTCTCGACGACGTCAAGAACCTCTGGGCCGACGGCAAGGGCACGCTCACGGGTTCGGCCGAAGCCACCGTGATCGAGTGTCGCGGCAAGACCGACACGACCTGCCGCGCCATTCAGGTGCTCGACAAGGCCTTTCCGGAGCGTCCCGTCATCGGCGAGGACGTGCTCGCGGGCCGCGACGAGATCGTCAACAATCCGACCGTAACGCCGGACGACAACGACACCTGCAAGGACGTGACCATCGAAGCCGACCCCGTCGAGGTGACGAAGACCTGTCGAGCGGGCGGCTGGTGGAACGAGAAGGCCTGCCGCATCAGCCCCGTCGAGATCGGCAAGGTCACGGCAAAGTACTTTGCATGCGCCGAAGGCGAAGGCACGTCCTCCGAGCGCTCCTGCCTCACGACCGTCTCAGGAAAGCCCGCATCCTCCGTCTGGACCGAGCGATGCTTCTTCGGCAAGGAATCCTCCGCCGCCTCCGGTACCGTCACCGAAGAGACCTCGGCCGTCGCACGCGCGATCTTCTCGGGCGTGTGCACCTCCACCGACGCCACGACCGAAACGGTCAAGTGCAGTGAAGTCCTCGAGTCGAACAACGACCACGGGTGCGTCCTGGGCGACAAGACCACCGCACGCGTCAACGGTGAATACAGTCTCAGCCACGACCCCTGTTCCGACGGCGACGTCCTCATCGGCCAGCACACCTGCGGCAACTCCTCCTATCTGGCCATCCAGGTGAAGGGCTTCAAGTCCACGCGAATCTCGCTCGGCTACACCCTCCGAAACATCGCCCACCGTACGAACAGCAGCTGCAAGGCCGACTACGAATGGACGAAGCGTGAATGCTCCGGCCCCACCTGCACGGCAAAGCTCGGAGCCCGCGTCTATTACAACGGCTACATGACGGGCTCCATGAGGCTCACCCTCACCTACGTGAACGAGTCCTACTACATCAAGGAAGAATGGGTCGACCACTGCGCCTCGATCCGCCCCAAGAAGGCTCCGACTGCGGAGGGCTCCTGACATGCGCCGCCTCTTTTCGCTCCTCCCTCTTCTTCTCCCGCTGCCGAACCTCGTTCAGGCGGCTGATCCCGTCTGCACGCTCGAGAACCGCGTCTGCGCCGAGAACAACAATTCCGGGAAGTGCATTCGCTACGAGAACACCTTCACCTGCGTGACGCTCAATCCCGCGGGCTCTCGCTGCACGGTCGACGCCAATCCGACGCTCACTGACTGCACGCTCTCCGCGCCCGTCTGTTCGGCCGAGTCCGGCGGCATTTGCCTCGAGACCACGACCGACTTTGTCTGCAAGTCCGAACCCTCGGGCGAAGGCATCCGCATCGACGACACCTCCGTCACAATCTCATACTCGAAGGAAACCAAGGGCGAAATCCCTGCCGGCTGCATCATCGGGGCCGAAGTCTGCCTCGACGACGACGCGCGCGACATTGAGGTCGAAAACTGGGAGGGACACTTCGTCTCCGCCAATCCCGTCTGCTGGGTGACCGAACGCACGATCCTCTGTCCCTCCGTCGACGGCGCGGCCTCCTGCCAGAAGCTCGAACTCGCGGGCTGCCAAAAGCTCACCGACCCCGTCTGCGAAACCGAGGAACACGGCGTGTGCGTGCGCTGGTCCTCGACCTATCGCTGCACGCGTGACGAAGTCATCGGCGACGACATCATCACCGACGACGTCGTGACGACGCCCGGCGACGTGACCGAGGACGACTCGGCCTGCCGGAAGGAGCTCGAGGATGCGGCCGCCCGGGGCGAAAACTGCACCGTCAATTCCAAGGTCTGCGTGAAGACCGACCCCACGGGCGTCCTCCCTTGTCTCGAATACCGCACGACCATGACCTGCACATCGTCGTCGACCGACACCTGCGGCCCCCTGAAAAACCTTTCGGGTTCGGGCGACTGCATGCTTGCGGCCGAGCCCGAATGTACCCTCACGGACGCCGACGGCAACTGTCGCCGAACCGAGTCGACTTATGTCTGCACGGAGTCCGTCACTTCCGAATCCGTCTCACCCGCCACCTTCCTCAAAGCCATGACGGTCACGAACTGGCGCGAGAGCGACGACTGTCTCCTTGACGACGGCTCCGTCATGACTGCTTCCCTTTCGCTCCTCTCGCGCGCGAGCACCACCGACAATTCGTCTGGTTGCATACTGGCGTCCCGCACCTGCATCGAGGGCGAGGGCCTGCGCTTTGTTGAAGGCCGTCCCGCCTACCGCGCCTGCTGGGCATGGGAGGAGAAGTGGACCTGCAGGGCCGAAGGCAACGAATGTCTCGAGTACGAGAAGGACCCGTCCTGCAAGCTCGTCTCCGAAACCTGTTCCGACGGCAGCACCGACTGTCCCCGACCCTCACGCGTCTACTCGTGCACGCGTCCCGGCCTCTCCGCCTCCGTGGGCCAGGTCTGCGACGGCCAGATCTGCGTGGGCGACCAGTGCCAGGACGTGGGCGACACGGCTGACGGCGACTTCATCGACGCAATCCTTCAGCTTGAGATCGGACGGCAGCTCTCCGTCTACGGCGACACCAACGTCAACGAATTCTTCGGCGGCACGGTCTCCACCTGCCGCGACCGCATGGCGGCCGAGACCTGCTGCCGCGCCGACGCTGCCCCCAACACCTCGAACGCCGCCTTCGGCCAGTACCTCCTCTTCGGCGTTGCCGCAGGCGTCGAATTCGTCAAGTGGATCGGCTCGCCCTACGTCTACGACCTCCTCTCCTGGTCGGACAAGACCTCGTGGCTCCTCAACAAGATCTACGGCTCGTCGGGCACGGGTGCCTACTCCCCCACGTTCTCCTTCTGGGGTGCAACCGCCCAGTACTCCGAGTCCGCAGGCTGGACCTTCAACTTCTCGTCCGCGGGCTTTGTCTCCGCCATGGCCAGCCAGTTCTGGAACAAGTACCAGAGCTGCCGCGCAACGGACCAGCGCACCGCACTCGCCAAGACCCAGCGACTCTGCCACTACGTGGGCACCACCTGCGAGAAGAAGGTGACGGGGCTAGGCTGCGTCGAAACCGCCGAAAAGCACGTCTGCTTCAACTCCCGCCTTGCCCGCATTCTCAACGAGCAGGGCCGCCCGCAGCTCGGACGCGACTTCGGCAACCCCATCAAGCCCGACGCCCGCGGCTTCACGATCGACGAATTCGCAAAGCTCGACTTCTCGAAGATGGACCTCTCCGAATTCATCGCCGACATCGTCAAGGAAGTCACGGCCCGAGGAAACATTTCCGCCGAGGCCGCAGCCGCACGCGCCAGGGAACGCATCGAGGCCATGGTCAAGGGGGAACTCGCCACTACGGCCAAGCTCCCCGGCGCTTCCGACACCGTCGCCTCCAAAGACCAGCCCACGAAACCCGACGGTACGGGCGGCCCCTCCACCCCGAGCTCGAAGTGAACCTCTCGTCCATTCAAACACCGACCATGAAGATCAACATCATCACCGGAATGATCCTCGCCGCGCTCAGCCCGCTCCTTTTTGCAGGCACCGTTGCTGACGCATTCGCAGGACCTCTTCCGTCAACAGGCGGCCATCCCCTTTCGAATGCGCAGGGCGAATTTGCGTCTTCCGCCCCCGCTCGTCCTCACGATGCACCCGACGTTCGTCATCCGTCCACCTGGTGGGACGAGGACGTCTGGGCGGATCCCGATCGACCCTTCCTCTATTACGGCGACAACGAGAGATCGGAAGAGCACACGTCTG